TAACGCCCAGGAAAAAGCGGTGATTGACCAACTGGCTAACGCCGCCCCCGGCAAAAAAGAAGTAAACGACTTTTTTAAAAAAACAAGACTAAACAATGGCAGTTGATATCACAGGCGCAGAGGGTTCGCTGTTCTGGAAAGCAGGAATAGATTTATCGGATTTTGATCAGGCCATAAACCAAATCACCAACCAGATTCAGGCCTCTACCCAAAAGCAAATCCTCTTGCAACAACAAGCAGCACAGGGGCAAAAGCAGATCGTCCAGAGCATCCTTTCAAGCGCGGGGCTCATCAAGGGCATGGACCAGGACGTGGAAGCCCAGGTGCAGCACCTATCCGCTTTACAACAGCACATCCAGGCCATCAAAGGGCAAAGCCTTGAGCTTTCAGCAAAAGGCGTGGACACCACTACTTTAACCGAGGGGTTGGATCGGGTTTTATCAGAAATCGACAAAATCAAAAACTCCCCAATAGAACTTCAAGCGGGCAGTGTGGATGTCTCGCCCCTGTTAGAGGCGCTAAAAAGTGTTCAAGCGGAATTTGACCGCCTATCAGGGGAAGAGCTACACATAAAAGTGGGTTCTATTGATACGCAAAGTGTGCTAAAGTCCTTTGATGATCTAAAAACCAGGCTTGCCAATGTGCAGGATGCCACTTTTGAACTTAGGTTAAGCGGGGTCAATACCGATAAACTGCAAACGTCCCTGGACAAGATCAAAAACGAAGTCAGTGGCCTGGAAAACGTCTCGATTCGCTCCTCGGCTGATTTAGACATTGAGGCGTTCCAAAAAGGGTATCAGACGATTTTAGACGAGGTAGGGAAGCTGGAAAGCCAGAGCATAGAACTAAAGGCACAAGGCATCGATACATCGGTTTTGGATAGGGAAATAGCCGCCCTAAAACAGCGGGCCAAAGATGCTTCTACGGGCTTTCAAATCAAAGTAGACGGCATAGACGACTCTTCCTTTAATGCGGTCTTTGTATCGTTAAAAAAGAAAGTAGAAAGCCTTCAAAGGGCGGCCATTACTTTAAAAATAGGGGAGATCGATACTGCTTCCCTGACCACTTCTTTACAAAAGGCGCAGGAGAAACTGGACCGGTTAAACGACTTTCATATAGAAGGTACGATAACCTTTAATGACGAAGCTTTTCAAAAGACCTATAACGAGCTATTGGCAGAAATCCAGAACCTGGAAAACCAGACCATTGAACTGAAAGCCAAAGGACTGGACACCTCAGAGGTAGAAGCGGAGATTCAACGGCTGCGTACCTCCCTGGAACTGCCCCCCGTAGACATACCCATAAAAATCGGTTCGTTAAATGAGAAGCTGGCGGAACTGGATCAACTAAAAAAGAAGTTTGCGGAACTATCCGAAGTCGACCGCAATTCCGAGATCGGGCAGGGGATTGTCCAAAACATCCAGCGCGTGGAGGGGGAAGTAGAGCGCATCAACCAGGTGTTCCAGCGGGTGGAGCAAAACGCCGCCGGTTCTTTGAACGAAAAAGTAGCCAGGCTCAATGAATTAAAGAATCAGTACGCTGCCTTATCGGAGGTGGACCGCCAAAGCGATGTAGGCAAGCGCATGGCCCAAAACATCCACGGCCTGGACGCAGAGATTAAAAAGATCAACAGCCAGTTTGAGCAAACCAATAGTCTGGCTAAACAGGTAGCGGCTTCCCTGGCCGCCTATGCCACGCTGACCACGGCCACTAACTTTGTCAAAGACTTAGTCAGGGTACGGGGAGAATTTCAGCAGTTAAACGTGGCCTTTACCACCATGCTGGGTAGCAAGGAACGGGCCGATAAACTCATGCAGGAAGTCACCCAGTTTGCCGCCACCACGCCTTTTGAACTCTCGGAGGTGGCAGGGGCTACAAGGTCTTTGTTAGCCTTTGGAATTTCAGCCGATAAGATCAAAGAAACTCTTCGCAGCTTAGGCGACGTATCCGCCGGGGTAGGCGCTCCCATTCAGGAGATCGCGGAGGTCTACGGAAAGGCAAGGGTGCAGGGAAGGCTCTTCGCTGAAGACATCAACCAGCTAACCGGTCGGGGGATTCCCATTATCCAGGAACTAGCCAAACAGTTTGGCGTAGCCGAAGACCAGGTACGGGGGCTGGTGGAATCCGGTAAGGTGGGATTTCCGCAGATTGAAAAAGCCTTCCAGGATTTGACCGCCGAGGGCTCTAAGTTTGGGGGATTGATGGAGGCGCAATCCAAGACCCTCACCGGCCAGCTATCGAACCTCTCGGATGCGTGGAATCAGATGCTTAATAATATTGGCAAGAGCGGTGAAGGTTTATTTTCTTCAGCTATTGAAGGTGCTACCTCTTTAGTCAATCACTATCAGGATGTACTAGATATTTTGGAGGTATTGGTAGTAGCGTATGGTACTTACAAAGCAGCTGTTTTAGCTACCGTAGCGGTTCAAAAATTACAAGAAGCAGCAATGGTTCAAACGGCCCTGGCAGGTACAGAACTATCCGTAGCGCAAGGGTTGGCTGCGGCAGCTTCGGTATCCTTCCAAAGGGCTATGCAAGTGTTAAATGCCACCTTGTTGGCTAACCCCTTTGCTGTAGCTGCCGCTGGTGTAGGGTTGCTGATTGGCGCTTTGACGTTTCTTAGAGACAAACAGTTTGATGTTAAAACGTCGACTGAACTGCTAAAAGATGCACAAGAGAAATCCACCGAAACTTTTGCCAAACAGCAATCAGAGATCAAGCAGTATGTAACAGCCCTGCACGATCAAAACCTAGCCGAGTCTACAAGGTTGGAGGCCTATAACCAGCTTAAAAAGATCGCTCCTGATATCATTGGGCAACTCTCTTTTCAGGAGGCAAAGACTACAGACCTTACCAACGCTACGAATACATATATCGCTACCCTTCGGCAGCGAATGGTATTGGAAAGCAAGCAAGCTGCCTATGCCGAAGCTTTGCGCCAAAGAGATGAGAAATTTAAAGCCGCCCAACCCTTTATCGGATCGGATGGAAAGGCCAATGATGGAGGGCTATTAAACATCTTGAACCCCTTTACCCAATCTACGTTTAGAAGCAGTGAGGGAGAGCAGGCCATTGAGGCCTTTAAAAAGGCTTCAGAGGTGGTGGTGGGCATTGAAAATGACATCCAAAATTCCATCGGCGGCACTAAAGAAGCCCTCCAGTTTCAGATATCCGCTTTAGAAAGCCAAAACAAGGTGTTGGATCAAAACTCTAAGGCGTATAATGAGAACCAAAAACAAATTGATTCACTGAAAAAATCACTCACCGATCTTAATAAAACCCCCGGCCCTTCCCTCACCAATCAACAGCAAATTGACGGTGCAGCTTCTCTGGATGCACTAAAACTACTCCGTCAAAAAATCGAGGATGCGTATAATTCAGAGACCGATGCGGCCCGTAAAAAACAATTGGCTGCTGATTTGGAATATGCAGATAAACGAAAGAAAATCCTTGACCCCTATGCCGCCTTTAAAGAAGGGCAAAAGCAACAAAAAAAGGACGAAGCGGAAACCAATAAACTGCTGGAAAAACGAAAGGATCTCTTGCAGGCGATTTCGGATGTGCAAAGGGATGCCAGCCAGTCCGGTTTGGTCAAAGAGCAATCGGAGGTGGATAAGGTCAATGAAAAATATGATACCCTGCTTCGAAAGATCGTGGAGTTCAACCAAGAAGTTGACAAGACCGGCAACGGCCAAAAAATAGGGCTTACCGATATTAACGCTTTGGCAGCGGCAAGGGCGCAGGAACTTCAGAACGTCAACTTAAAACAGGATGCTGAACACTTTAAGCAGAACCTGGAGCAACAAAAACAACTTTTTGAGCAGTACGAGGAAGCCAAAAAGCAAATCGGCGTAGAAAAGGCCAACGAGATGTTCTCTGAACAGAGAAAAGGTTTTACCTCTTATGCAGACTTCCTAAGAAATGAGTTTGGAAAGATGCTGCCTAAAATCCAGTTGGGTATCGGGAATGTAGGGGAGCAGGAAAAGTTCAAGACCCTGTTAAAAGCAGGGGCAGATTTTCAAAAGGATCAAATCAAACAACAGCTTGAAGATCAAAAGACGCTGTTTGAAAAAACAGCCTCCTTCGTCCAGCAAAAAGAGGTATTGGACTTACAATACCAACGCCTGTATAAAACGCTTAAGGAGGAACGCGAAAAGTTAGGGGAGGAAGAATACGATCGGCAATTAAAGCTCTTGCAACAGTCACAAAAACAAGAGGTAGAAACCCTTCGGGTAACTTCATCCGACATCTTTAAACGGATTGGCAGGGACTTGCTTTTGCAAACAAGCTCCGATATAAAGAAAACAATAGATCTCATTGATAAAGCCCTTGAGGAAGGTTCTTTTAAGGATCAGGCAGGCAACGTTATTCAACTGACCCCTGAAATGCGGGCGCAGCTTCAAAACGCCCGTACCCAGTTAAAGGGCATGGTCGATGATGCGGGAAAGGTGGCTAATATCTTTAAGTCATTGGGCAGCACCGTTGGACTATTCAACAAAGGATTGGGGGAAGCCCTGAATTTACTAAGCAGCATGGTGGAAGCCTCCAAGTCCATCCAGGACAATATAAAAGCGTTTAAGGAGGGCAAATCAGAAAAAGGCTTTACGGGTCTATTGGACCAGATATCCTCTGTAGTGGGCATTGCAGGAGCGGTCGGCTCCGTAGTGGGCTCGGTGGCCAGTTTTGTGTCTTCTGTGATGGGGCCATCGGTAAAACAGGTCAACGAGCAGGCGCTCAACTTTCAAAACCAGGTCTTTGTAGGCGAGCAACAAATCAATCAACTCTACCGCGAACGGCTCCGCGATCAGGTCTTGCTCAATAAAACCAAACTCCAGGGCCTATCGGATGAAATGGAGCTGCTGAAAAAGCAAAAAGTAGAGATTCAAAGCAATATCGATACGGTCTTTCAACAGCTCGCCAAGGAAAAGGCCAAGATCACCCGCACCGTGGACACGGCTGTGGGCGGCACCGTGACCTTTGTGATGCAAGGGGAATCCCTGGCCGGGAAAACATTTGACCAGTTGAACGAGTTGTTTTTAAAAGGCCAGTTGAGCGACCGGGCCAAAGAGTTGTTCCAGCAGCTGGAGAAACTAAAACAGGAAGGAATAGACGTAGACAAGGCGCTACAGGACGCTGAAAGTACCCGCCGTGAACTTTTGACCGGGGGCGCTACGGCGGATTCGATTGCGGATTCGATCGCTGAAGGCTTTGCCCAAGGGAAACGCTCAGCCGCTGATTTTGCCGATACCTTTAAAGACCTGATGCAAAAAGCTGCCCTTGCTGCCCTAAAACTTCGGTTTTTGGATGAACCGTTAAAAAAGTTCATTGAGCAGTTCCAGGATGACGTAGTAAGCGGCGACCAACTGGACGCCTCCGAAGTGGCCAGTCTAAAGGACTTTTGGGATAAGATGATTACCAACGCTTCCAACGCAATGGACCAGATCCAAAAGATCGCGGGCATTGATTTTTCTTCGGTTACGGGCAGCAGTGGGGCGAATTCTTTGCAAGGGGCCATTAAAGGAATTACCGAAGATACGGCAGAGCTACTCGCGGGACAGTTTGGAGCCATGCGTCTAACGGCCATCGAGCAGTTAAACGTAGCCATGCAGTCCTTGGATCGGTTAAACCAAATCCAGAACAACACCTTTAACACGGTAAACCGGATAGAAAAATTAGAAGCTACAATGGTAGATTATTTCCAGACCAAAGGGGTAAAGATCGCGTAAGCTACCTTGCAAAAACCAGGTAAACAATCGTAATCAATACAACGATGAACACGCAAAAAAACAGGGTGTTTTGCCTATCTATTTTTTTATGAAATTTATAGGCTGCGTGAACGTCCGGGGTATGGGGGTGGAACTTGGCCTTTGTTAGGTAAATCTGTTCGGCCTTTGCAAACTCCCCCTTTTCATAGGCCCGGTAAAAGCTTTGTTCCCAGGTCTTTCGCTCCTGCACCCGATTTTGAAAATCCTCCGTCCGCTTTTGTTCTGCTAGTTTTTTGGGGTTCCATGTGTGCCCACACGAAAGACAGGTCACATCTATATTGCTGCTGCCATGTAGTCCGGCCAGTAGACCGATGCCGCCGGTAAGGATGGCCCCTGCTGCGGCTTTACCGGGGGAAAACCCGTGCTTTTGGGCGGTGAGTTGGGTCGAATTACATTTAGGGCAGTGTAGGGAATCGGCCATGGCTAGTCGTTTTTAGAACACTATATTATAAAAGATATTTTACATACACAAAAACGAGTCGTTAAACCTTACCCACTCTTTAAAGAGCGTATTTTTTCAACTTGCGGGTAAGTTGACCTACTCAAATTGTAATCCTATTTCGTAAGGTATAGTTTGCAAGGCAGAAAAAAGCCCGTGTAATTTATGCCTGCCGATTTTTCAGGATATTGGAAGTTAGATGCCGTTGACCTGTGGTCGGGGTATCACACCCTGATTTTAAACGGCACTACCGACTTTTTAAAATACGCCCCCAAAAAAGACTCTACCGAATACTCTTGGCCTGACCAGCATGGGCTGGACGTTGACCTGACCACTCCCAAATTCCAAGCCCGAACGATTACCCTCAATTGCGCGATTATTTGTGATGACAGAACAGCGTTCAACGACAACTACACGGCGCTTATTACCCAGCTCATGCAGCCAGGCTTTCACAACTTTACCGTCAATGCCCACGGCCCAAAGACCTACTCTGTAGAATACCGGGAGTGCAACAGTTTTAAACCGGTGTGGCCGCTCACCGTAGAGGGCACAGCGTATAACGTTCACCAATTCACGCTCCTTTTGCGGGAGTTGGAACCCAACCCCGGAGCGGCTACGCTTCGATTAGTAGATGAATCCGGAAACCCCATCGTATCGTAATGGATAGCATCACTCTATATCGAATGGTGGGGGTCACAGAAACAGAAGTGGCTGAAATAAAACCCGACGCAACGAGCGTACAGCAAAAACAGGTGATGGGCGATAACGTGCTTACGGTGAGCTTTACCCATCCTGAAAACCCCTCCTTCCAGGTGGGGGATTACTGCACAGTCTACGAGGAACGCTACCAGTTAAACCAACCTGCCTTAGCCAAAAAATTAGGGGAGAACCGCTACCAGTTTTCCCTTCGCCTGGAAGCGGAATACTTTGATTTATCCAAGGTGCAGTTTTTAAACTATGGGGCGGACGACTCTTTAAGGGAAAGTGATTTTACCCTCATGCTCAACGCCCGGGGGTTTATCGACCTTTTGTTAAAAAACGCCCTACGGGTAAGTGTAGGCTGGAAAAAAGGTGACGTACAGGCGACCACCTATAAAAACCTTTCCTTTTCCAAAGAAAACTGTTTAGGTGTCCTTCAACGCCTGTCGGAAGAATTTTCTTTGGAATGGGCCGTAGAGGGCAAGACCATTCATTTATCGAAACGCAGGCTGATTTCCAATCTAAAGTTTCGCCACGGAAGAAACAAGGGACTTTATACGATTACCCGCCAACCGCTTTCGGGCTCTAAGCTCGTCACGAGGTTATACGCCTATGGTTCTGATAAGAACCTGCCGGCGGGCTACCGCAACTATACCACCCGGCTAAAAATGACCGGGGGGCTGGACTACCTGGAGGCCAACACTGCTCAGGGGATCATTGAAGACACGGCGGTCTTTGAGGATATCTACCCCCATCGGGTAGGAAAAGTAACCGCTATAGGGGCGGACATCTATACGTTTTATGATCTGAATTTAGACTTTGATGTTCGACAGTACCTGCTCCCCGCAGTAGAGGCCAAGCTCACCTTTCAGACCGGGCAACTAGCCGGTTACACCTTTAAACTCTCCCCAAAGAGCAACTTTGCCGCCAAGGAAATCATCCTGCTGCCCAACACCGAGGAAAAGGCCCTTCAGATTCCTTCTGATCTTTTGCATCCCCAGGTGGGCGATACCTACGTGCTGACCGATATTGCGATGCCGCAGGCCTACATTGATGCAGCAGAGCGGGCGCTAAAACGCGAGGCCCAAAAGCTGCTCAATAAAATTTCTGTGCCCCAATACTCCTACACCATCGACTTTGACCCCGCTTACATGAAACGAAGGACAAGGGTCATCGGGGTAGGCGAGGAAGTAACGATACAGGACAGTGACCTGGGCGTGGACCAACGGCTTTCTATTGTGTCGTGTACCCGCAATTTGGTCAACGAGTACCAGTTCCAGGTCGAAGTCTCAGATCAGAAGACCAAGGGGACGCTCTCCCAGATTCAGTCCAATCTAAGCTCGAACGCTAGGGATATTTCCACGATCAAAAACACCTATACCACCCTTCAGGATAACAAGGTGGTAGGGGACTTTACAGTAGACAAAGGCTCGATCATATTTTCTGAACTGCCCGTAGTGGACTCAGACCTTACGGGCTACGCAACCATTTACGTAAACCGGCAAACCGGAAAACTTTACAGGGAGGCATAATGGCAGATGTACGTATCAACGATTTACCCGACTCTTCCACCTACGGCGACCTTGCGCCAGGGGATTATATTTTAGGCTATATGGCCTCGGTGGATAAAACCGTAAAAATCCCCCTTTCGGCTTTAAGTGACGTGGTAGGGGGTGGGTCTTCTACCCAACTCGCCTCGCCAGCGCTATCGCTTTCGGTGGTAGGCGACGACGAGATCGATGCCTCTTGGCCTGCCGTGACCTCGGCTACGGGTTATAAACTCTATAGGTCAGAAACCTCGCTGTTTTCAGACGCAGAACTGATTTATACCGGCTCAGCCCTGCTCTTTAATGATGCGGGGCTTTCAGCGGGCACCCTGTATTATTACTGGCTGCAGGCGACCGCCTCTGGGTTTTTGGATTCGGGCTACTCGCAGGCCTCCGATACTACGACTGCGGCGGGTGTGGACACGACCCCTCCGGTGCTGTCGTCTGCCGTGGTTAACTCTGCCAATCCTGCGCAGATTATTTTAACCTATAACGAGGCCCTGCAAACGAATTCTTCGGCCACTACCACGCAGTGGAGTATGGTGGGCAGGACCATCACCCACGCTTCTATTAGTGGCACCACGGTTACCCTTACTTTGGATAGCGCAGTTACGGCAGGGCAGGTATTACTGTTAAACTATACCGGCTCCCAGGTCAAGGATATTGCGGGTAATTTGGCCGCTACCTTCTCTAACCAGGCGGTCTTTAACGGGGTGGTAGCTTCGGCTTCCCAGCTGATTTACCCCAACCTAACGGCCTCGCCGATTTCGGATACGGAAATTAACCTTACGTGGGTCAACGTACCCAACGAGTCTTCTTACTCCCTGGAAATGTCCACCGACAGCGGTTCGACCTGGAGCGTGATTGCCACGCCTGCCGCCAATACGGTAAACTATGTAAAAGATTCTCTGACCGCTGCTACGGTTTATTGGTTTAGGGTAAAAGCGGTGGGCGATGGGGTGAACTTTACCGATTCTATTTATTCTACCGCCTCTGCCAAGACCAACCCCTCGACCGGGGCTACGTTTGATACGATCCTTACGTTTACTTCCTCGCCCAACGATTCGGACGCCGGGGTGAACGGGGCAGCGGGCACGACAAACGCCAACAAGCAGTTCCAGTTTAACGCGATTTCGATTCGAAGCGGCACTCCGATGACAATGGTCATCAAGGTCACGGTGTTTGGCTTTACCTCTACAGGGGTGGTCGTGGACTTTCCGGACGACTACTTCGGTCAGGCCTTCCGCTATATCCACTCCAACGGGTCGGTGTATAACGGATTTTTCACCAACTCAACTGTTAATTTTTAATGGTTAATATTTTTGCATACCGCCCCACGATTGTCATTGCCCGAAAGGATACCTCGTTTACGGACTGCGGGGTCAGTGTGGCCAATACCCTACGGATCGTTAAAATAGGGGAGCCGTTTTTATCCTACTATCCTGCAAGGGATGTGAACGGCATTACGGGTTTTGAGCGGGACCAGGCCTATTTTTATTTCGCCTCCCAGAACATCGATTTGGAAGGCATCGCCGATAACCAGATCCCTGCGGACCTGCAAATTACACCGGGCACAAATGTATTTGCGAGTCGCGCTTTTGCAGGCATTGCCCTGCAAACGGTGGATTTTTCAACGGTGGGTTTTGACGCCTCCAACCTTCTTTATATCTACAAGGTGGGTGACCCTTACCAAAGCTATGCCCCTTTAAATGATATTAATGCGCTGAGTGGCTTTGAAATGGGCGAAGCCTATTATGGGTATGCTTTAGCAGATATGGACCTGTCCGCCTACTTAATTCCCCCCATTGTAGTCACGACCGATGTAGACCAACCGGTGGAACCCTATCACTACTACGGAACAGAAGCCACTACGGATAAGAGTTATTATAAAGTGCCGGTACGTTTTTTTGACAATGTAGCCGCCTTCCCTGTAAGGGGGGAGGAAAATATTGCCTACATCGCCAAAGCGCCGGACAATGCCTCTTATTATTGGGATGGGGCAGCCTACCAACAGATTGGCGGCGGGACATCCTACAGTGACGAACAGGCGCAGGACGCCGTAGGTACGATTCTTTCCTCAGAATTTACCTATGACGATGCCACCCCTCAAATTTCAATTAACTCAATCCCTTATAGTAAAATATCGGGTGCGCCAACTATTCCTACAGATACAAACATTTACAACACAGACGGCACACTTGCAGCCAATAGAACCATAACAGGAAACAACAAAACCCTTACCCTATCAGGTGGCAGATGGGAAGAAAGCAAGGGCGCAGACGTAGCCAGTGCTAACAACCTCACTTTAGGTACCGACGGTAACACATTTAAGATTACAGGTGCAACGCAAATAAACGCCCTTACTATAGCTAACTGGCAGGCGGGAAGCAAAATACATTTAATATTCTCCAGCACTCCAACCATCAAACACAACACAGCAGGGGGGGCAGGAACAGCCGTAATACTTCTTTCGGGGGGTGTGGATTACGTAGCAGCCGCAAATGATGTTCTTTCCCTTATCTACGATGGCACCTCATGGCATGAGGTAGGCAGAAAATTAGCAGTAGCTGGAAGCGGCGTAAACGCTTTAGCGGCCATAGGTTCGTCACCCAACGCCAACGGTGCAACGATTTCAGGAAGTACATTGAACCTACAGCCTGCAAGTACCTCATTTGGAGGCGTCGTGACTACGGGCTCACAATCGTTTGTAGGCACTAAAACCTTTACCAGTAGTACCGTCTTTACCGGCAAAATTTTCTACTTCCGTACCAGTTTTACCTCCACGGGCACGCTGGCTGGAACTAACTATTATATGGCCTCGCTGAATACCAGTACTTCAGGTCAAACCCTGACGCTCCCCACACCGGCAGACGGCCAGGTGCTGATTATACGCAATGAAAATTCTGCGGCCTGGTCCATTGCGGCCACGTCTGGAACTATAAAAGATGAATTTAATGTAGCCCTTACCACTTTTGATGCGTATTCGTCCTACCTGGGTTATGCAAATGGTACGGGATGGGTATTTAGCCGGTTAGGGGGCAGGATTTTGTACACTCCAACCTCGTCTACGGATAACACCTACCCTAAAGGAACGGTTACCTATGATGATAATTATCAGTATTTCAGGACATCAACAGGGGATTGGAAAAAAATAGCATTAATACCATTTTAAAAACCAAAATATCAGACAATCCTACTAATACGATAAATACATGAAGACAATAAATATCACCACCACCCCGGAAGGCAACTTAAGTTATTCCCAGTCGGGGGAAGAGGAAATCATCATTACCACGCCGGTCAATTTGTGGGTAGACCCCACTTCCGTATCCTTTCGCATTGATTCGGAGGTAAGGAGTATGAGCCTGTCGGATGTAATTACCATTAACTCGGTTGGGTTTTCCGGCACATTGGATGAGCTAAAAACCACCTTGGAAGGGTTACTCCCCACCGCCTCCGGGGGCTCTGGTGGTTCCGGTACTGCTTATAAAGTTTGGACAGGCTATTTAGTCTCTACTGGAGGTGGAGAGGTAACCCTGAATCCTTTGGGTACTCCTACCATAACCGAACTTTCCATCACCAATGACGGGTCAGGATCGTTTTATTTCTCCTCTCCTGATTTTTTGGTAGACAAACTATGGGCCATCGCTCAACCTAATAAAGCATGGGGAGGGGCAGTGGAATATATCCAAATTCAGGGGAAATACAACACAGACGGCTATCCTGAAGCCATGCTCTATAGTTTTTTTTCCAATAACGGGACAGGTACTTCAGATTTCGGGGCTCCGGTCTTTATTGAAATACGAGCCTACTTATAAACCAATTATTTATGAGTGCAATCCCCTCCACCATTGTTAACAAATAAATCATGTCTAAATCAAAAAAACATATGGAAACCTTACAACAAGTGCTGGACAACGGCTCCACGCTGGACAAAAACGCCTACATCGAGGGCGCTGGCTTTGACTTCAACGCCGAAGGCTTTGGCGATTATAACATCTACGCCCAAAAGGGCACGGCCCATATAGTAGAAGATGTCTCCAATAAAAGCGAGGTCGTGCAGTGGTCAGACCGCCTGTGGCTTACGGTAGCGGATAAAAACTCCGGTGACAAGGTAAGCGTAGAGATCAGCCCTACGTATTTCAGGGTGTACAAAAACGGGGTAGTGAAAAATCTTTTAGACCTGTTGTTTGCACCCTAACAGTCCTTTCAACTAAAAAAAGGGTGCCTCTGGGTAAGCACCCCTTACAACTAAAAATGGAAAAGCCGCAACTACAAACCTTCGTCTCCATTCTCTTTACGGGCCTTTCGTGGATCTCGCTGCAAAATATGCAGGTACTGGCCGCTATTGTAGCCTCCATTGTGGCCGCCCTATCCGGAACGCTGGCGGGGGTGAACTGGTGGTACTCGATACAGGAAAAGCGTAAAAACTTAAAATCAAAATGAAAAAGATTCTGGAAACCTTCTCGAAAACCGAAGTAAGAAACATCATCGCCCTGACCTATATCCTGCTGTGTCTGGGGTATATCTACATTTTGGCCTTCGTGAAAGTACCCCCGGAGAATAAAGATTTGGTCAACGTCTTGGGCGGGAGTGTGATCGGGGGGCTGGGATTGATCCTGGCGTACTTCTTTGGCTCTTCGAAGGGCGATAGTAAAACCTTGTAGTATGAATAAAGACAAATACCGCTACGATCATCTGTGGATATGGGTTGTATTCCTTCTGTTGTTAGGCGTACTGCTTATGGTCGGCTGCGCCTCCTCAAAAGTAAAATCCAGTAGTCAAGTAAAACTGGATAGTTCCGCTACCCATCGGGAGCAGAAAGACTCGGTCAGCCACCATGACAGCACAAAACTAGTGAAGGCGCACAGCACAATCATAGTGCACTTGGACACAACGACCACAAAGGAAGAAACCACCATCCACCAGACTAAGGAAGTGACCAAGTATGACAGCTTAGGCAAAGTGAGGGAGTATCACAAAACCACCACCGACCTAACGAAGAAAAAGAACCAAGCCACCGGGGGCAAGTTGTTTATTGAAGATCATTCAAAGATTGATTCCAGCGCATATAAGAACCGAGACAGTGTAAGTCATACAAAATCGGAAACAGTTGATCTGCATAAGGACCAGCGCCAATCGAGCAAGGAAAAGAAAATACCCGTGTTCAACCTTTTGTGGCTGCTATGGCTGCTTTTGATCCCTGTAGGGGCGTGGGTGTGGAAGAATCGCTGGAAGATATACCAACGCTTAAAAATGATTGTGGTAAAGCTCCTTACGGGCCTTTGACCACCCCTTTGAAAAACCCAACCCGCACCCTGAAGAAATTTTTAATCCGTCCCTTTCTTTTATCACCTGAAACACCAAAGAAATGGACCAGCAAATAGCCCAAGAAGCGGTTTTAAAGTTGTTTGAACTATCAGGAGTGCCCGTATCGGTACGGGACAAGGTACAGGACAAGGCCGTGGAGTATGTAGCCGACACCCTTTTAAGGTGCGTTGTACTGAGTCATTTAACAGAAAGGCACATAGAAATACTAAGACTTTTAAGCGAGGGGTATAGTTCCAAAGAAATAGGGGAGCAGTTGTATTTAAGTTACCGGACCGTGGAAGTACACCGCTACAATTTGATACGGTTATTCAAGTGCCGCAACATGGCCCAGCTCATAAAAAAGGCCACTGACTATAAAATCATTTAAACCACGAACTATGAAACCCTCGCAAACCGCAATAGATTTCATTACAAGGGAAGAAGGATGCGTACTCCATGCTTATGCAGATTCGGCAGGGGTTATGACGATAGGCATCGGCTCAACGATGTATAAGGACGGCTCTAGGGTCAAAAAAGGCGACACCATTACCAAAGAACAGGCTGTTGAACTGCTTAGCTGGGAAGTAGAGAACAAAAGTAAATCCGTTTCGGCCTTTGTCTTAGGTGTACCCCTCACCCAACACCAGTTTGACGCGCTGGTTTCCTTTGCCTATAACGTGGGCATCGGAGCACTGCAACAATCCACGCTTCTTAAAAAAGTAAAGGCCAACCCTAATGATCCCTCTATTCGGGAAGAATTTGCCCGCTGGAACAAAATAAGAAAAGACGGCAAACTAATTCCTTCGCTGGGCCTTACCAAACGAAGATTAAGGGAATGGCAGCTCTACTCCAAACAAACTAAATCCTTATGAGTTTAAAAACCCAAACCGCTAAACAGTACCGTGCCCGTTACCCTGAAAAGCCAACGCTTGCTTTGGCCCGGATTCTTTATAAGGAAAACCGCCTGCTGTTTAAAGACATAGAAACCGCCCGTTCCGCCCTTCGTTATATAGAGGGAAAAATGGGGGCGCTGAGAAGAAAATCCGTCAAAGGCAGCGAGTTTTTACGCTCCGAGCCCCGCCCTTACAATCCCTATAACCTGCCGGAAAGCTACCAACAGGAGCGCACCCCCTATAAACTGCCCACGGCGTGTAATAACGTGCTTTTGATTTCCGATCTGCACATTCCCTACCATGATATTTCAGCCATTACCATCGCCTTGGACTACGGCAAAAAACATAAGGTCAACACCATTTTTATCAACGGGGATTTGATTGATAACCACCAGGTCAGCCGCTTTGAACGGGACCCTAAAAAACGAAGCGTGAAGCAGGAGTTCGATGCTACTAAAGAGTTTTTGCGGGTGCTGAGAAAAACCTTCCCTCGCGCCGCGATCTACTGGCTCAAAGGCAACCACTGCATTCGGTGGGAAAAGTTCCTTTTGCAAAAGGCCTCAGAAATCTGGGACGATGACTATTTCCATTTGGAGCAACGTCTGCGCCTCTCGGAAGAAAGGGTTACGCTGCTGGATGACAAGACATTGGTTAAGATCGGCAAGCTCTCCGTGACCCACGGCCACCTGATATTTAAAGGGGTCTTTACCCCGGTCAATCCTTCCCGTGGGGCGTTTTTAAGGGCCAAGCAAAGTGTGCTGGTGGGGCATCTGCACAGGGCCTCCCACCACCCGGAAATCACAATGGATGGGGATACAATCTCGTGCTGGTCGGTGGGTTGTTTGGCAGAATTAAAACCCGATTATTCCCCCTTAGTAAGTAACTGCCAGCATGGCTTTGCCCATATCATAGTGGAACCAAACGGGGATTACCAGGTTAAAAATTATCAGATCATCCGGGGAAAAATCTACTAACATGAATATCCTTACAAAAATCGAAGAACTCTATGAAGAGGGAACCCGATCAAAAGAAGAACGAAGAAAACCCTTCCCTGACAGGGGACTACCCAACTTCTTTGACGCACTGGACGGATACACAGATTCGGGAGATGATCCGAAGGAAGGAAAGGGAACTGAAGCTACTGTACCAGGAATCCAGAAGGAGGGTGTATAAATTATGAGCCCAGCAAAGAATACCTATTTAGCTTCTCTTGCGTCGCACTCGTGTACGCCTTGTAATTCTATTGAGCTATGAATTGTATATGCTGTAATAGTGAAGTAAAAGAATTATACCCTGACTGGAAAGATGTTCCGCCCATGTGGAACAGTGCAGCCGCAGGGATTATTGATGCCGGCTACGGGAGCAACCACGACTTAGACAGTTTTTCTTTTCTCATTTGTGATTCGTGTATTTCCGAAAAGCTGAAGGCAGGTGTAATAAAGCTCAATAGCGAACAAAGCCCTGAAGGGAGTGACACAAGTAAAGTTTCATAGTAGTACAACAGCTAAGTACCTAAAAAGGCGAATATTTTAAAGATTCGACTAAACAGGCGAACCTTTAAAACCCAGCCAAAACCGAGTAAAAAGCGGACTGTTTTGGATAAAATGATTACCCAGTGGAAAAACCCTATTTTATGGATACTGAAATCAAAAAAGAAGAAGACCTCATCTTAGGCGATGAACAGGCAGAAGAAATCCTGGTGGACGACCCCTTTGAAGAGTACGACCTGCACGCAGAAATCACCTCCGCCTGCAATGCGCTGGGCGCTATTACGGACATGGACGAAGCCCTGTTTTCCAAAGAAAAGGCTAGAATGATCCGGGTTATCCGCAGAAAGTCACTGGAAATCATTTACGAGAACATCGGCCATATCCATGCCCAGATATTTGAAAGAAAAGAAGAGGAGGAAGAAGAGGAGTAACAATTTTCTTTTTTCATATGCAGTTGGTTAGCCCAGGTGTGTCTACACCGGGCTTTTTTTACCCCCTCAGTTGCGCCCTCACTTACCCCCTCATTTTTTACTGTATCCGGTAGTGTAACCTTTAGTGTAACAAAGAGGTTTAGGGTATAATAAACTGAGCCGGTTTATTATATACTTCTTTGGTTTATCTACTGTTAGGTTTATCCGTAAAAAGGTAACAGAGAAGTTGTATAAGGTCCACTGTAGTGAACATCCCTAAAGGTGAAATGTTTACTGTAATGAACTTAGCTGAAGAATTACTATTAAGCCCCGGTTGCCACGCTCGCTTGTACTGCAACAATTCTATTCGGCATTTTGTAAATTGTAAATCTTGTTGCAAAAATAAATTTTGAACGTGCGTATGTTGTGTGTATATTTGATGTATGTTTGTACCTAATGAGGCGTTTTAATTTTTTCATAGAACAAGAGTGGATAGATCGTATTAGGCGGGATATGAGAAAACATGGTTTTACCAACGTTTCCAGTTTTATTCGGTATATTATAATACAGTTCTTTAAAAATATTGACAGTAGCGATAAGTGAGTTACTTCGTGTCGTCGGTTCGAATCCGATCGTTAGCAATAACGTAGCTCAATTGGTAGAGCAAAAGGCCCGCAAGGGTTATACTTACTTAGATTATCTCTGTCAACATTCTTGCAAGTAGTGAGAAGTGCGTTACTTCAATTGGTATGAAACACACGTACTTCGGTTTTCTCTTGCAAACTTATTAGGATAGCGAAGGTTGAGTTACTTCATCTGCAAATTGAAACAACACTTAGCCTGTTTTTCTTCCTAATGTTTTTGTAAGGGTTGCCATCGTGCAGCCCTTTTTATTTTGTCTTAAAACCAACTCAATATGTCAAGATTCAACACTACAACAACAGGAGCGAAAACGGTCAATTTAGCAGGGGGTGAAGCATACGGCCAAAACCCGGAACTGGAATTGGTTTCTATTCTTTTAACATCCTTTGCCAACGATCAGTTTTACCGATCGGCAAATGATACGTTTGAACGCCTGAAGCAATTGGTTGGACTGTGTAATAAAGAATTCGTGGCAAAGGCGGCGGTTTATGCCCGGACGCAGTTTGGTATGCGGTCTATTACCCATGTTGTAGCCTCTGAACTGGCAAAGCATATCGGCGGCGAAAAATGGGCTAAAGACTTTTATTCCGCTATTGTTTACCGGCCGGATGATATGCTGGAAATCCTTTCCTACCATACACAAAATAATGGCAAGATTCCCAACTCCATCAAGAAGGGGTTTGCCAGGGCATTTGACCGGTTCTCTAAATATGATCTGGCTAAATACCGGGGCGAAAACAAGGGTTTTAAATTGGTAGATGTAGTGAACTTGGTTCACCCCACGCCAACCGAAAACAACCGGGAAGCGATTGATGCGCTGGTAAAGGGAGAGCTGAAATCCTTTGATACATGGGAATCGGAACTGACAAGGGCGGGGCAGGCGGCAGCGAATGAAGAGGAAAGGGCGGAATTTAAAAAAGAGGTTTGGGTAAAGCTGGTACGCGAAAAGAAAATCGGCTATTTCGCCCTGCTTCGGAATTTACGAAATATCATTGAGCAAGCGCCCGAAGTCGTGGCAGAGGCTTTGGAAACCCTCACCAATGAAGCTATTATTAAAAAGTCGCTGGTGCTGCCTTTCCGGTTCTTAACGGCCTTTGAGGAAATCCGGAAGCTAAACGATGGCAAAGTAATTCGGGATGTTCTTATGGCATTAAATAAAGCCGTGGATATTGCCGTTAATAATGTTCCCAAGTTCGATGGTGAAACCCTTGTGGTGTTGGACGTCTCCGGTTCTATGCGCGAAATGGGCAAGGGAACCAAATCGCCTCATATCATCGGGGCTTTATTTTCTGCAGTATTGGTAAAGGCGAACAACTGCGATCTTATGACCTTTGATAACCATGCAAGGTATGTAAACATAAATCCATTTGATTCAACCATTACCATATCGAATTCCATTCCATTTACAGGTGGTGGTACGGATTTTCACTCTATTTTCAGAACCGCTAATAAGAAGTACGACCGGATTATTATTTTATCCGATATGCAGGGATGGATAGGGTATCATTCCCCTTCCCATGTATTCAATGTGTACAAACAAAGCACCGGGGCCAACCCGTTTGTTTATTCCTTTGATTTGAACTCCTACGGCTCCCTGCAATTCCCTGAACAGAACGTTTTTGCAATAGCCGGTTTCAGTGAGAAGGTGTTTGATATCATGAAACTAATGGAAACCGATAAGCGGGCTTTAATCAATGAGATTAAAAAGATTTCATTTAGCTAGCTTCGCCCTTGGTTTTTCATAGGATATTGGACCCTGAAAAAAGACCGCTAACAAAAATAGCTGCTTTTTTATTTAAAAACCCCAACGTTAACAAAAGGCTGAGCCTGTTGCAAATTATTCCTTAAAAAAGAAGCGGCAAACCCTTACGGACAGCCGCTTTTGTCGTAAATTAGAGTTGACTAAAAACCAATTTACGATGAGCAATTTAAACAATTTTCCCCAACGAAAAAGACGTTCGCTGGAAGAGCGGCTTCAAGACCTAAAAGCTAAGATTCAAAGGCGCAAAGAAAGGGAACAAAGAAAAGCGCCGCCTGTGGTCAAAAACATAGAAGACAGAATATTAAACAATATTAAGAGGATTAAAGAAACCGGCTGTTGGGAATGGCAAAGGGCTTTAAATGCAAGTGGATACGGTCAAATCTTTTACAAAGGTAAAAACTGGGTAGCCCATAGGCTTTCTTACCTGCTGTTCAAAGGAGAACTGGATGAAACCCTATTTGTCTGTCATAAGTGCGACAACCGCAAATGCGTAAACCCTGACCATCTTTTTTTAGGAACAGCAAAAGAGAATATGGATGATTGCTTTAGAAAGGGAAGGCATACCAACATATTCACCAAAGGACACACGCCTGTTAACGCCAAATTAGATAAAGACACAGCTGCTAAGATTATCCTTTACATTTGGGATCACCCCCATGAACGGGTTTCAAAAATTGCTGATCGGTTCAATGTCTCCGTCTCGGTTGTTAAAGATATAAAGCGGGGCCGGTCTTATAATAATCTTATAGAGGAAGTAGAACCGATCAGCTGACAAAATCTTTCCAATTTTTTTTAGTGGCCTGAAAGTCAATACTGTAGCTGAAAAAAAATAGTGTGGTGGTCTCGTCGCCTCCACTTTCAAACCCACGCCAGCCGTGGGTTTTCTTATTTTAAAGGGGAAATGGGGCAAACTCTACAGGGGCAGAAAGGGCATATTTTGACAAAAAAGGCTATCTTTCTTTCCAAAATCTTTCCAATAATCTTGACAAAATGGCTACTGCAACCGCGATTCTAAACGAAAAATACAAAAGCAAAGACGGCACGTACCCCATTGTGATTCGCTTAATAGACGGTCGCCGCCAAAAGCTCCACCCCATAAAATACAAGATCCCAAAACACTACTGGCAGGCCGGGCAGGTGAGGGACATCCACCCCGAAGCGGACATTATCAATTCCGTAATCGACGAAGAACTCCTGCGGGCCAAACGCTATTTTAGGGACTGCCGCCTGCAAAATATTCACATTGATTTGGAGCTGGTCTTTCAGGCGGTGAAAAGCCACTCCTTTACCGAATACCTTCGCCACAGGGCTCGCCAACACAAAGAAGCGGGACAGGTGGAAATGCACTTTAAGGCCAACCGCTACCAAAAGGAATTTGTAAAATGTTTTGGCCGGGAGGTGTATTTTTCCGAACTCACCCAGGATGCGCTCCGCACCTTTGACGCCTGGCTGATGCGCGAGGACCCGGAGCAAAAGAAAAAGGCCAATAGCGCCAACACAAGGGCCAAAAAATACGAGTTTTTGGGCAAGTATTACAATAATGCCGTTAGAGAAGGCAAGGCGATGGACCCCAACCCTTTTTACGAGTTTAAAAAGACGGTGAAAACCACGCCCGTAAAAAAACAAAAGCTCACCCGCGAGGAAATCTCCTCAATCGAGAACCTACCCTTAAAGGACGGCAAGGTACGGCTGGCCCGCGACCTGTTCCTCTTTTCCTATTACTGTAAAGGCGCTCGGTTTGAAACCTGCCTACTGATGAAAAAAGACGCCCTTCAGAACGGGCGGCTATACTTTCAAACCAACAAGGGCAAAAAACACCTCTCGGTGGAACTGCACCCCAAACTAAAAGCTATTATCGAGCATTATATTGATAACCCCACCGATACCATCTTTGGCCGGGTTATGTCGGATTTGGGAAATCAGAAGCGAAGCAAAGTAGGCTCTGAAAACTTTATGGTCAACCGGGAATTAAAGGTGGTCGCGCAGTTAGCAGAGGTTCCTATCGCCCTTTCCATGCACCACGCCCGCCATACCCTGGCCTTTCACTTAAAAAAGAACAAGGCCGATATTCACGCCATCAAACAGGCGTTGGGGCACAGTCGCACCCAAACTACAGAGATTTACCTGACCGATTTGGACGATGAGGCGATTGATCCGGTGATGCGTAGTTTGTACCAGTAAGGGTTCCAGCACCTATAAACGCCCATAGCAATTACCAGCAGCAAAAGCAGAAGGCAAGCCTATTTATGGTCTTTTGACTTATTATATTTTCATGGTTCAGAATAGGGTTAGTGAAAGACTAAAAACTACAGAACAACCTTTTTAAAACTGTTGTTATCGTCTGCTAATAAATAGATACTTGCACTTTTAAGGAACTGCGTATCAGTGATCTTATTATCGACCAAATTTTTAAGGTTTTTTAGAGAAGTTGAAAGTATCATACTCTCTGTATTGTAATTATAATTCTGTTCCCCTTCGGTGAAATCTTTACTTAGATATAGAACATGTACACTGATTGTGGAAGGGAGGGCCCCTTCAAAATTGTTATACAGAGATTGTAGGAAATTAAATACGAAGGCATCTAATACAGTAGAGGCCCTCTTCTTTGTATTATACTGGAGCGTATTAAACACCTTAGAATATAATAAACCTGAAAAATACCACCCATTTGCTCCCAGATCATTAGTAAAGTCACTTATAAAACTGCATTCGGTCTGCTTAACCGGGCGGTATTTAACGTTATCGTACAGGTTTTCAAATTTGTCATACTTTGAAGTTATAAAAGAGGCCTTGCTATTTTTTAAGCAATCCTTTATTGTAAGATCAGATTGGGTAAGATCAGACAGGCCTTTTGTAAGGATTGATGTTTCGAACAATAGTTGTAACCTCTGTGCATTAAGCAGTACGTGTTGTATGCCAGGCGCCTTTTTAGATGCTGACGATTTTGTTTGTCCAAAAGATAGGCCTGGAATGAACATTAATAGGAAAATGTATCTCATATAGTGTGATTTTGGGTTTACGTATTATTACTTATATACTTACCGTTTACCTATGTAACAGGTCCGCTTCACGAATTTTAAGGTTGATTAACAAAAACAATATATTTAATAAACAAACGTTTGATATATTCACCTACCCAAACACACCGTTAACCACACGAATTCAACAGTTTACTAAACCTTAAACTAACGATCATCTATGAGTGTGGAAAACTATTTTTTTGCTAAAGCTTTTAGCATTCGTCTTCAAGTAGTACATTTAGTCTCCATTATTAATTTTTAAAGCACGTCCGATTATTATGAACACTATGATCAAAAAGAACTGCGGAGACTGTATCTACGCCCAAGAAAACAAATGCCCGATTGTTTGCCAGCTTTCTCCCTTCTGCCCCAAAGAAGCGGCTAAGCCACTACTGAAGCCGATCAAACGAAATGCGGAAGAATACGGGAAAATCAGAACTTACTTTGAAAACTAACCACGAAACCAGCCCCACGGCTGGTTTTTTATTCATCCTCTTTGGCTGGCATTGTTTTCGATCCAGGTGTACCAGCTGGGGCTAACCCCATACGCCCTTTAATCAATCCTTTCACTTCTTTCTTATCACCTACAATAGTAAGTAAATACTCAATAATCCGGGCATGAATTAAATCTGTTTCTGCATGATCCTTCGCCGTAACAGATAGGTTGTAGATGGTTTGAATCCAGACGTCAGATTCTGCTGATTTTGGCCCTTCCGCTTTCTTCTTTAGCGTGTCAATATTGTCAGCGTGTGTAAATATTGACGATTTAAAATACCCTTCAAATTTGTCTTTTGTTTCTTGCTCCAACACTTCACTTTCAAATAATTGATACAAATTCTGCCGGGACATAGATAAATCTGAAGCAATAGCCGTTTTACTAATCTTTTGATTCTCAATAAAATTTTTAAGGATAGCCCCCTCAGTCATAGTTAAAATGTTAAAGAATTGTTAATGTAAACTTTACATATTGACATTTGTAAACTTTACACTTAGCTTTGATATTAGAAATGCAAGCATAAACATAATCAAAAATGCAAACAATCACTAATAATGCGGCCAACAAGATTAAGGGTAATCAAAGGGTTATCGGTCAACTGATGGCTCTTTTTAATAAAAGCTCCTTCACCATTAACCGATGGATAGAGGATAAGGATATACGCCTGACAACACCTGGAGCCTTGAAGGTTATTCGTGAGGAAACCGGATTAACCGACGAGCAAATCTTGGAAGCGATCCCGGCGGGTAACGCCGCCGCCTGACAGTATAAAGGTAATCTGTGCAAATGCAAATAAAGTATTAACCCAATTATAAAAGATTGATAATGCTACTCAACCGTAAACAGTGTGCTAAGAAGTTAGGCGTATCGGAAAGAACCATTAATCGGTGGACAAAGGATCGCAAGATACCCTACAACAACCTAAACGGCATTATCCGGTTCGATGAAGAAAAGATCGACAACTGGCTTCGAATGAAAGAAGTAAGAATGCGATCCATCGCCTAACATAATTGAAAAAGCGGCTTGTACCGTGGAAAGTTTAAGCCGCTCTTTAAAAATCTTAAATATAATAAGATGAGACCAAAATTAAAGGACAAAACTGACATCACCAAACCTCCATTGCCACCGAACACGAACATGGACCTACTCACCCAAATGGCTGCTGAATACTACCAGCAACCCACTCAAATAGAAATATCTGAAGAGGAGAGACTGCGCAAGCAATGGGAAGATATGGCAAGAAATCTCGATAGCTCCCAACTTAGGGTAGCCAGCCGTAACTATTCCATCTGGTGTGCCCGCCAACGGGAACGTAAAAACCAAACCGCTTAACCCCCAAAACCATTTGAGTTATGAAAATTCAAACTGTTGTCACCAAAAACGAATTAGTAGAACTGGACATTCAACTGCCCTTCTATTGCAAGACCTCTGCTTCGGTTTATTATAAAGTAGTAAGCGAAACAAAAGCCATCCGGGTTACGCATAAATGGGTCGACTGTATAAATACCTGCAACCCTCAGGATAGCCATACTGCCAATGAAATTACTCAGGCCACTGCTTGCAGTGAGCAGGAATACGAAGCCGCCAAAGCGAAGGTATTTGAAAACATTCAGGAGGCCGAAGCAACCGAAGCAGATAGGGAAGAAGATCCCAACATCTACCATGAAACTATAATCGAAGAAAGGTTATTTGATGAATCCTTTCAAAACGAACTATACGAAAGAGAGGAGGGCTTGTCATGAACACACTGCACACACCAGGGCCTTGGGAAGCTCGGTTTACTAATGACCAAATGAGCTATGAGGAGACAACCGTTTGCCAGCTTAAATATCTACAGCATCCAAACGGGTATTGGGTGGTAACATCACCAGTAACCAATCACGGAGATGAGGAGTCCACCGCCCGCTTTATCGCAGCGGCGCCGGAACTCTTGGAAAAGTTGCAATGGATAATCAAGAAACCTTCATTGGCTTTTGATTGCAAATATTGGTACGACAACCCACACAAACAGATTAATGAGACAAGAGAGGAAATGGCTAAACAATGGGAAGATTTATTGGCTGTTGTGGCTAAAGCTACCTGCAAAAAGGAGGGAGCAAAATGAAAACACTGCACACTCCAGGGACCTGGGAAGTATCAGATATTATGCTGAACTACCCCGATCAATCGAAAAGCTATGACGTTAAAGTGGACTCCCAGGTAATTGCCACTGTATACGGTAAGAATCAAGAAGAAGCCAAAGCCAACGCCCGCATTATAGCCACTGCATCTGATATGCTAGACGCTTTGCAAATAATTGCAAGCTGGGATAGAAATGATACCGAGACATTACGCATGAAAGCTTTAGCTCGCGCAATAATTAAAAGAGCCACCGGCGAAAAGGAGGATGAGCAATGAACACACTAACCACCGAAAGCAAGCCCACCTTGATTGAGAAGTTCTTAAAGTTTGAACTCTCCTATAAGCAGATGTGCGTAGGAACGGTGCTGTTCTTTACTCTATTGGTCCTGTTTTATGCCGTCTGTATGCTGTGGGGCATTCACCAGATCGTGAACTATTTCAACGAGACCGCTAAAGCCTCCGGCCCTATCGTAGTGGTGTGGAGTGCTACAAGACTTAAAAAAGTATTCAGAACTAAAACAAAATAAAGCCATGACACATTTTAAAGTGATTTGTATAGCAAAAGAAAACGGACCAGGCATCATCCCTGGCCCCACACCAAAGGTTGGTGAAATCTATACGGTTATAAGAGCAGTAACCGGTTATGACGCCTGGGATTTTCCACAGCCTGCATATGAAATAGCAGAACTGTTCCCTAATGAATGGTGCTATGATCAAAAACTATTCGCTGTGTTATCGGATCTGGATGAAACTAAATTAGCCACCATTCGTAAACAAGATGAAATCTACCACTAATGCCGTACTCCTATCATTTTATCTGTGTTATGATCGACCATTACCAGGATCTGTTGAAAACGGCTGAGTCCCTTAGCCAAAAGCAAATTGCCAACCAGGGATTACACCTGTACCAGATGAAACACCAAGAGTACCTGGACTAAAAACGCTAACCTAAGCACCCATTGTTAAACGACTAAATCACCTTGTTATGAAAATGCTTCTGCTTTCGTGTACCCTTGCCATCCTTCTTTGTTCGTGTGCAACCTACAGATGCCTTCCATCTAAACATTCGAGGGACTATTCGGTGACCGGGGTAAAAACCCTCTACCTGGTGACGTATCAAAAAACCTGGGGCGCCCGTCGTATGCAAAAAACCGTATTGCTGGAGTGTCTGCCACCGGAGCTTTCAGGGTATGTAAACCAAAAGGAGGGCAAATGATATGGGTAATTGTAACGGTGATCGTGCTGTTTATCTGGATGCCGGAGGCCAAGCCCCAAAGGAAAAAGCGATACGTGAGAAGGAACTCCTGTTGCTCTATGTACTTAGTCAAACCGATCCACAAACCCTATTCGGAGCCTACGTCCAGGGAGCCCTTAAAGACGGAAAATTTGAATCCTTAGTAGGGGAACTAAAGGACCAGGCGCGGGATGCACATCAGGGATTAGCAAGGGTGTTGGGTGAAGTAGTGGTAAGGGTTATAAACGAATTATAAAGATAGTGGCCTCAGGGGCCACGGTAGTTTTGGTTGACGCGTCCTGTTTCCACAGGAGGCTTTTAAAAACGAATTAGCTCTTTCTCATAAATGATGGTTTTGGTTTACCGGGTGGGTTTCCACTCACCCGTTTTTTAAACCCTTACCAGTGAAAACGAATTGTTGAAAAACCAAAGGTCACCATCCTTAACCCCCTTGGAAATTATTGGACGTATGAATCATTGATAATAGGAGATGGATTAAAGACGGTTTTTCATAGGGTAAATAGCAACGGGGTAGTTATTCATAGCTGGCCCCTTTCATTAAACAATTAGTTCTTTTCATATAGCATAATGCAATCGTTAGAGACGGCCTGTTGATCGCAGCGGGCCTTTTAAACCGAAGTTCTTTGAATTAAAATAATTGTGTTGATAAACAAAGGCGACCATAGCCAAAGGATAGTAGCCTCAATAAAAGTGAGGGTGGTGGATAATGAAACTCGAATCCTTTATCAACACATAATATTCCGCCCATGCAACACTCTGAGGCCAACCTGAAAAGGGGAACAATGCGGAGTGGCCACCGCCTCTACTTGAAAGTTCAATTATTGAAAACGGTTTTGGTATAGGCTCTTTAATTGAAAGGCAGGGGCGGTTTTAAACTTATTAAATGCGCTTGGTTTAATTCTTAGGCCGAGTCAGGTTTCAACGGGGCTTGTTCTCTACTCGCCCCTCATTTTTAAAAACCAGATCTCTTAACCAACTAAATAAATAAATCATGGTACAGTTGAAACAAATTGCCGAAACCGTAAAAGCCATCGTTGGCCATGAGTACCTGTACTTTGATTCAGCCATACAGGTGAAACTATCTCCGCACTCTCATCCGGTGACTTTGTGGGGTGTATGTGTCTCTCCCTTAGAAAAGGTTTATGTCATGGACAGTGACGAGCAGTGGCACGAGGTAAAGGCCCATAAAAAGACCATCATCGCTTCCCTTTTTCAAAGGGTTCAATTAATCGCTTTACATCAATTAAAAACCGCTTAACCTTTTTAAAATTAAGAATATGGCAATTATTGCATCCAACAACGGCGTAAAAAGGGAACTGATCCCCGCCGGTAATTATGTCGCCCGCTGCTATCAGATGATCCACATCGGGACCATTGAAGAAAATTATGCAGGGGAAACCAAGCTACAAAACAAGGTCCGGATCGGTTGGGAGTTGCCCACCGAACTAAAAGTGTATAGTGAGGAAAAGGGCGAACAGCCCAAAGTGATCGGCAAGGAATACACCCTTTCACTAAACGAAAAATCAAACCTTAGAAAAATGCTGGCTTCCTGGCGGGGCAAGGACTTTACCGAAGAAGAAGCCAAACGCTTTGATATTACCGTTTTGGTGGGCAAACCCTGTATGCTCAACATCATACACAAGCCTTCCCAAAAAGACCCCTCCATAGTCTATGAGGAAATCGGCTCGATTTCTCCCATGCCCAAAGGCTTTGCCTGTCCTGATCCCATCACACCGCCTTTTGTGCTGGACTATGAAAACTTTGACACGACAATGTTTGAGGCCCTGCCCGACTTCATTCGAGATAAGATAAAGAAAAGCCAGGAGTACCAAAACATGATGCACCCAGCCGAATCCACCATTGGCGGCAAAAGCCTTGCAGAAGACTCGGAAGATGATCTGCCCTTTTAATGGAAAAGAAGTTTGTACCCTTTTACCGCCCTGTAGGATTGGACCAAAGGATTCATTTCGGAAAGCACAAAGGAGAAACAATAAAGAGGATTTGTGAAATAGACTGTGCTTGGATTGGCTGGGCCATTGAAAACATTGATCTACAGTTAGACACATGGGCCTTTGAGTATTACAGGCAGTGTTGCGAAACGGAGTTTGAAAACCGATACGGAATTAAAAAACCGGAAATCTCAAAAGGGCAAATGGAAAAAGTAATGGAACGAATTGAGGCGGGAGAAGCAGACATAATGGATAAAGTGCGTGACCATTTTACCCTGACCCAGGAACAGGAAAAATATTTAACCCTATTTATTCAAACTAAACATTTAAGACAGTGACCCCAACACAGTTAAGCCTATCCTTCTCCCTGATCCATAGTGATAAGAGTAAACGGGACGCCTTTGTAACGGACATCCTAAGGGGCATCGATTCAGGGGAAGTAAACCCGCTGGATGCCCACCTATTCCTGAAGTCTTTGGAAGATGTGACCAAGAAAATCTATGCCTCCGATTGGTACAAAGCACAGGTACTCACAGAAGCACAGAAATATTCTGCCAAGTCCTTTGAGTACCGCAATGCCAAAGTAGAGATCAAAGAAATGGGTGGCAACTACAACTACGAGGGCTGCAATGATCCTGAACTGGTGGAACTTCTTAGACAGGAAAAGGAAATCAAAGCCAAGATCAAGGCAAAGGAAGATTTTCTAAAGTCCTTACCTGCGCAGGGACTCCAAACCCTTGACGGTGAGACAGGCGAAATCTACATGATGTACCCCCCGGTTAAGGAAGGATCAAAAACCACTACGGTTATAACACTGAAGTAAGATGAAAGAAGTATTTCTAACTATTAAGGATAAGCGGGTGGTTGAAAAGGTGGATCTGCCCGATGGTAGGTATGCTGCCAAATGGAGCCGCAAGGACAATCGCAGCAACCAGCAGAACCGCTACCTGCATGGGGTGATGCTGCCGGTGATAAAGGAGGCACTGCTGGGCGCTGGCTGGAACATGATTAAGAGTATAGAGGACGCTAAAGACTTTGTAAAAATCAAGTTCTTAAAGTACGATATGGTGAACGAAGAAACCGGCGAAGTCGTGGAGATGTATAGAAATACCAGCGCCCTCACCAAAGCACAGTTTTCAGAGCTGGTGCAGGATGTTCAGATATGGCTATTGGAGTTTTTTAATATCAACCTTCCCTTACCGGGAGAGCAAGCCAGTTTGTTTAACGAAAAAAATAAAGCAGCATGACAAAGCAAGAAGCTATAAAATTAATGGAACAGGACAAAAAGGTAGCCCATAGATTCTTTGAGCCTTACGAGTGGATTACTATGCTGGCAGGAAAAATAGTTACAGAGGAAGGGTATTGTGTATCGGCTAATCAATTCTGGAGCTACAGACAGGATAAGTTTTGGGAAGAAGATTGGTCAATTGTTGAATAGCGATCAGGACGTACAAGTGTGCGACGCAACAAAAGCTTAATAGATACTGAAAAGCTCGGTACCCAAATAAACACACACAAAATAAAATCTTATGGAACGTCTCTTTAACTCCTCTCAACTACTGGAAGCCTTTACCCTGGCTTTAGCAATCGCTCAGAAGTCGGGCACCTTAGTGTCCGTAAACCTCCACCGGGGGGAGTTGGAAATCGAAGTCACCACCCAGAGTGAGCATTCTTCTTTTCGGCTCCTATGGAAGGAAGAATACCAGGTAAGGAACGAAAGTGAACTTAGGATTCTTCGGGAGTTAAAACAGGAACTGGAGAGTGGGCTGGTTTTGAGTGGTGAAAAGGACGCCTCTTTTTTTTCTCCACACTGTTAAGGAATGACAAATTTTTTATAAAAAATTAGAAAAGCAGCATGAAGCACCAGCTCTGTTCTGTAAAAGGTTGCCCCTACTTCGGTCGTTACTGCCGCCTTCCTCACGGATCGGAAAAAGAAGAAGTGGTCGAATCCCTACCCGTCCTTTTAAAGAAGGCAGAGTCGGTTTTTAACCTCTTTATCCGACTTCGGGATAAGGACAAGGGTTGCATCAGTTGCACCGGCAAAGTGGAAGATGCCGGTCATTACCTGGCTGTAGGCTCTTATTCAGGGGTCAGGTTCGATGAAGTAAACGTAAACGGCCAGTGCCACCATAATTGCAATACGGGTAAATACGGCAATCCTAAAGCCTACCGGGAGGGACTGGTAAAACGGATCGGGAAAAAGAAAGTGGAGCAATTGGAGCAGAGAGCCAAACAGACCAAACAGTACAAGTGGACAAGGGGTGAACTGTTGGAAATCATTGAAACGTACACGGTAAAGGTGAAACAGTTTAAAAAACAAAAGCAATCTGTATGACCCTTCCTCTTTCAGAACCGAAGTATTACTTCTTAGAAGGATTTTACTGGCAGGTAACGGAAAACGGACTACTCCAGTTTGATGAAAATTTCTGCAATCCCTGGAAACCGGGAACCAAGATGTACGAGTGGAAAAGAAGGCAGCTATCAGTTATCCGGCCCATTCACCACTCTGAAGGGGAATATGTGCTGGACCTGTTGATTAAGTATTTAGAGGGAATTAGAACAAGTCAAAAAGATAATAAACAATTCATGGAGAATCCTGTACTATGAAAAAGGACGCTTACTATTTTTCTCACGATGCCAATGCTCAAGATGATCCTAAGATGATGGTTCTTATCGATCAATTAGGTATGGAAGGCTACGGTATTTTTTGGGCAATTATTGAAAAACTTAGAAATGAAGCCGAATACCGGCTGCCCTTATCAGTTACTGCATCATTCGCAAGACGTTGGGGAACCAGTAGAGAAAAGGTAGATACGGTAATCCTCAAGTATGGCCTGTTTATCGTAGAGGATGAATATTTCTTCAGTTTAAGGTTACGCAGAAGTATGATAGAAAAGAGCGAAAAAGCAAGAGTATCAGCTAATTATAGGTGGCAAAATGCGAACGCATTGCCATCGCATAGCGAACGCAGTCCGAACGGTATGCGAAACGATGCTATTAAAGTAAAGGAAAGAAAAGGAAAGAAAAGTAATCTAATAGACGATTTGTTTGAGGCCTTTTGGGATAAGTACGCCAATAAGATTGATAAGAACCAAGCACTAAAGGCATGGAGCAAACTAAGCGAATCTGAAAGGCAAAAAGCTATTGACTACATCCCGATCTATTTTTCCAACCTACAAGAGTGGCAATCTAAAAAATATCCGGCAACCTATCTAAATGGTAAAAGTTGGGAGGATGGCGCAGAGATGAAAAACAATTTTATACCTATCAAAAAAATGGTTGACTAATGAACATCAATTGGGCAAAATTCGGAATAGACATTTCAAAGGCTGTAGGCGGTAAAATGGTCTGCCCCAAATGCAGCCCTAACCGTAAAAACAAACGGGACCGTTCTCTGTCCGTTGACCTTAAAACCGGTGCTTACAATTGTCACTACAACGGCTGCGACTTCAGGGGCTACGCCGTGGATGTTCAAAAAGAAAAAAAGCAGTACGTAAAGCCTGTCCCCCGTTTGGAGAAACTATCCAAAAAATCCATTGACTTTTTTGAAGCAAGGGGTATATCCAATAACACGTTACTAAGACTGAATGTTACCGAATCCATAGAACAGATGCCCCAATTTGAAAAGAAAGTGCCTTGCATTTGCTTCAACTATTACCGGTGTGGCGAACTGATAAACATCAAATTCCGGGGGCCGCAAAAGTCATTTAAGATGGCAAGGGAAGCGGAATTGATTTTTTACAACCTCGATGCGGTAATAGGCGAAGAAGAAATTGTAATTGTAGAGGGAGAAATGGACTGCCTCACCCTTCATGAATGTGGCATCTACAACGTGGTCAGTGTGCCCAACGGGGCCAGCATGGGCAACCAAAAACTGGAATATCTGGATAATTGCTGGCAGGTATTTGAACAGGCCAAACGAATTGTGCTGGCCGTGGATAACGATAGTGCCGGTATGGCACTACGGGATGAACTAGCCCGGCGCTTAGGGAAAGACAGATGCTTTACCGTAGCCTACCCTGAAGATTGTAAAGATGTAAACGACGTTTTAGTGAAGCAAGGCAAAGAAGCGGTAAAAGCCGTATTGGACGGCAAGGTGCAGTGGCCCCTGGAAGGCATTCTTACAATGGATGAAATGTACGATACTATTTGCAACTGGTACGAACACGGCTACCCCAAAGGGGCAAGGGCAGGTGTGGAAGGTTTGGACGAACTGTTAACCTTTGTGCCCGGCCAACTCACCACCATAACGGGCATTCCCTCTCACGGTAAGGATGAATTTACCAACTGGATCTTATCGGGACTTGCCAAAAATTGCGGGTGGAAGATTGCCGATTGTGGCTTTGAGGAAGAACCCCCGCAAACCGTAACCAAGCTGATTGAAAAGCTAATCGGAAAATCCTTTGACTTTCGGGTGAACCCTTTGCAACGGGTCTCTATTGAGGAATTTGAACAGGGCGTGTACTTTGTCGATCAACATTTTTATTTCTACAATACCGAAACCATTGAAACCGATATTGATTCCCTTTTGGCTATTGCTGAAAGCCTGGTAAAACGCTACGGCATTAAAGCCCTTCGCCTCAACCCCTGGAACTGGATTGAAGCCAACCGCCCCACAGGGATGAATGAAACGGAATGGGTCAGCGTTGTTTTAAGCAAAGTTATCCGCTTTGCCCGGAAGTTTGGCGTCCATGTGTTTTTGATTGCCCACACCACCAAAATGCAAAAGGACAAGCAAACCAAAAAATACGATGTACCCAACCTTTATGATATTTCCGGCTCAGCACACTTCTACAATAAAACCCACAACGGCATCAGCGTGTACCGGGATGAGGAAACAGTAGACGTGTACGTACAGAAAGTCAAGCAATCCTGGTTAGGGCAAAAGGGCTTTAGTATGTATAAGTACGATACAATGACCCGCCAGTATCAGTTTCTGAATTGTTCTGCCCGTACTGCATCCAAGCTCATTTCGGTAAAAGATATTACGGAACCCAAAAAATCAGCGTAACCATGCACCTAACCGAAGTATATACCGTGGAGTACAGCGTCCTTCAAAACTGCTACCACATAGACACCCTAGATAAAACCCTGCGAAACAACCTAAGTGCCGTGGATAGGGAGTTGAACAACGGCTACTTAATCATCGGCATCTTTAAAAACTATGAAGCTGCCAGTGATTTTGTATCCTGGCACAAGCAAACCAATCTAAATTATCGCAGAATCCAAACAATAGAAAAGCTATGACAATAGAAATCTATTTAAACGGAAAGCTAATCGGGGAGCGGGAGATTCCTTCGTACAACCTTCCCAACTGGAAAGAGGACACTTGGGAGCAGAACTGTGAACGCCGGGAGCGGATCATTCAAAAGGAACTCGAATCAATCAAAGAGGGACTAAAGCCCTTACTTAAAAGCTACCTGTTCAAAGAAACCGTTCATCTGTCCTTTGCCCTTTGCTTTGAATCGAAGATGAACAAGGTGGGTTTTGTAGTACCCGAAGAACTCAAAAAAGCCAGCTAAAATGAAACAAGTAATTCAGGGCGTATGCCCCTCCAAATCGAATTGTTATAGGATAGGAGACAAGGGACTTTTTAAAACCCAAGCCCTAAGTGACTATGAAAAAGCCTTTTACCTACAGTGCAACCACTACCGGAATCGAAACATAACGGGCCTGTTTGAATTGTATTTGGATGTGTACTACCCGGCAAACCGGGCGGATTTGGACAATTCACTCAAAGTGACCATGGATTGCTTGCAGCACGTAGGGGCGATCAAAAACGATCGAAACTGCATAAAAATCGTAGCCCAAAAGTTTGTGAGCCGGTATGAACCACGTATTGAATTTGAGATACGGCCGGTGTAGGATGGGTTCTAAACATAGCCTAAAAAGCTATTATAAACGAAGAAATGAACAAAAATGACCAATCAAATTCAATATGCACTGCTTAATTGGGTAAAAGGTGGCTATGATGTGGTGGTTCCTAACTTTTTCTATGGCTGGAATGAGTGTGACCTATTTAGAATCACGCAGTCGGATTTTGTATTTGAGTATGAAATAAAGGTTAGCCGTAGTGATTTTCTTGCCGACTTTAAAAAGTCCAACCGGCAGGGTAAAAAGCACGATAGCTTAAACACTGGCACCGGCCAATATTGCCCAAATAGGTTTTTTTACGTAGTTCCACAGGGGCTTATAGAAAAGAGGGAAGTGCCAAAGTATGCAGGTCTTATCTACTTCAAAGGGTATTCGTTTGATGTCATAAAGCCAGCCCCGCTACTTCACAGAAATAAAATTGGATTTGAGGTGTACCGGGATATATGCAGAACCCTTTCATCCAGATATCAAGAGCAGCGCAAGCGAATCCGACAAATCAGAAATACGGAATTTGATAAGGAGATAGCGGCTATGAAAAGAGAGGTCGCCAAGTTGGAAACAGCCAGAAGGGAAGCTAATAATGAATCTTTCTTGTTTAAAGCGGCGTCGAGAAAAATGAAAAAGGAATTAGATGCGGTTTTAACAGGCGTTATCAATGAAGAAAAAATTAAAGAGTGCTTCAGCTTCTATTGGCGAATAATGAACCAATACGTCGAAGTGTGTGACGGAAGGGACGCTTCATAGTAGCACCAAAAGCTGAGTACCCAAAATAATAAAACCAACTATATGTTTAAAAAGATAGGAATTAAAATTAAAATTAAAATTAAAATCCTCTTTTATAGGCGGTTAATATCAGAGTGGGAGCATACTATGTTTATTCAGGGCTGCACCTTCTCTGAGTATCAAAAATGGACACGGTTTTATCAGATGAAAATTTACCAACTAAAAACTATCAAATAAGTTAGTTATGACACAGGAAAAGAACATAAAAAATTATATACACCTGTACCCCAAAGTGCCCATTGCTATTTGTGAACCAGGCATTGAACCCGTTGGGCATTATTTAGAAGGCTACGATTGGAATTTAGAACAAGCTATAGCCGAAAGAGTTAAATACCCTATAGAATGGATAAAGCTCATCCTGCGCCCCTTAAGTTCCATAACAGACGATGAGAGAATGGATTGGGAATTAATCGGGTTAAGCTGTCCGAACGCCGATAAATATAAAACAGCCATAATGGAAGCAGAAGCAACCTTATTCCTTCTATCAAAGCACTTTGACGTTTTCGGCTTGATTGACGCTGGATTGGCCTTGGATGCCACCACCTTAAAACAAACTACGTTATGACACCAAAGAAAATACAACCGTTAGATCCCGCCTCCATATTAGAAGGGAATAAACTAATAGCGGACTTTGACGGGAAGAAATGGACGGATGATAAAAACGAATTTATGCGTTCGGATGAAGATTTACTCTTCCCAGAAAGCCTTTATTATCATCTAAGCTGGTATTGGCTTATGCCAGTAGTGGGAAAGATAGAAGACTGCTGGAATCCGTTAAGTGACCGGTGTGTATATGACGAATCCGAAATAAGCCGGTTTGAAATTATAACGACGGGCTGTTGGGTTTATTCTTCGGGCTATAAAAATGGGAAGTATTTAAAGTTTGATGCGTTCTATGATTTAGAGGGGAATGTGGTGACGAAACTACAGGCTGTGTGGCTGGCCGTCGTGGACTTTATAAAATGGTTTAACCAAACAATTAAAAATAATGAGTAAGAAACGAAAGCATAAAACAACGAAAAATACTATACCTAAGCCTCCCATAACACGGCTACGAGTTATCGGGGTTGAATGTAACGGCTATTCTGAGTTAGTTACTGACTTTCCTACCCAGGAGGAATTTGATAAAATTTTTATGGAATGGTTTGACCATCCTGCCACAACAATGTGGTGTGCGGAAAGCCTTATAGCTTATATAAAAAGGAAGCAGCCCAAACGGATTTGCCTTTTGAAAGAAGATTTCGACGCTATAACCAAAGGCAAGTTTATCCCGGCAACTAAAGAAGAATGGGAGGCTGAAAATAACTAACCAGCAAACTCAAAAGAACAATGGATAAGAAAACAACCCCTACCAACGTAGTTACAAAAGCAGAAAGGTTGCAGCAGTTAAAAGACCAAGAGTCTTTTTATAAAGTTCTGGATAAGTATTTTGACGCTGGCTGGCGGGATTTTGTAAAAGAAATTCATCGGAAAAATGATGTGTCCAATATCAGAATGTTCAAGCTATTATCTGCTATAAATGGGAATGATTTTGTTGCTGATCTAATAAAATTAATGGGCAGGCAAAACAAATCAGCCCTTATTAAACTTACTAAAAAGCCGAAAGGAATATTATTAAAAGACAGCCGGTTTAAAAATATTCCAGAGCTAATGGTTAATAAATATCCATCTGGCAGCTACAAGGAAGGAGAAATCTTTATTCAGGTGCATCCTGATAGATGGATAACATTTGTGTATTAACCAACAAAACTTAATCAATGGACACTAAAGCAATCCAACAGTTAGCCGAACAACTGGCTAAAGAACAATTCCCTGATGATAAGTGGGGACGAAAGGTATGGTCTGACGGGTTTGAGGCAGGAGCCGCTGATAAGGGTCTTGTTCTAAAAGACGGGTTAATTGAATACATCTACGATTTTGCATGGCACTATGGCCGCTTATTTCATTTAGGAAGCGCAGAAAAAATAAAACAAGCCATTCAGGAACATTTTCAATTACCGGAGGAATGGTTAGAGGAAGACCCATCTCCGACCTCGCTGGCTGATTGGAGTGTGTTAGCCAAAATCGCACCTCCTGAAAAGTGGGTAGAAATGTACCAGCATTATCAAGAGCTATTGGTGGCAGCAGACACCGCTGCTTTCTGGAAAGAGCAATATGATATAGCCAATGCTGAAAGAAATACCTTAAAGCACCCGGAAGCTACCGTCTCGCAAACTATCCCCGAATTTAAAGCGTTAGAGGCGTGTTTGCTTGGTGCTGAATCTGCAAAGGCTATTATAGACAATTTAACTAATTGGCAGCTATATGATGGTGCAGTTGACTGTTATAACAATTTAGTGGAAGGCATTGAAGCTGCTAAAGCCGCTTTACAAGGTGAAGCTATCTCACGCCCCATAGTAGCTGAAAAAGAGAATTGCGGCAGGGAGTCATGTGTAAATAAAGATTGCGATGAATGTTTTAAAATAGCTAATGAGAATTGGTGGAGGAAAGAACAGTTTGATATAGCTAATGCAGAAGGAAATGTATTAAAGCAACAGGAAGCCACCTCGCAAACAATCCCGAATTCAAACCATTAAATCAATTGTATGAGTAGCGAAAGAAGTCTTACCAAAGAAGTAAAAAACGAAATTATCAAAGAGATGCGTGCCTTTCATGAAGAGACCATGAACCGCCACTCCAAAGGACTCAAACACTATTTCTATCCCAAGGTTCCCTTTATGCGTCCAAACGGGGTGCGTGTCATTGGCATGTTCCGCTCCGAACTTGAAAAACCCGATGAAAATATTTTTATTGAAACCATCAACTTACACTACGAAGCACTCGACAAGCGCCGCACCCTATATCGCCTTAAATACAATCCCCATTTTAAGGAAGAATACGAACACGTAGGCAACGACCGGTACAATGTCCCTTTAGACGATCTGGAAATCATCTGGCAGTTGCAGGAACATTCTCCCAACGATTTGCCCGAACTGCCCCTGCTCTACGACTCTGAAATGATTGCGGATAACAACCTCACCCAAATGACCATCCGCGACCTGGCCGCCATCCTACTCAAAAAACCAGTGAGTTACAAACCCTGGCTCAACGACCTGGTCATGGGCCGGTAACTCCGATTGAGCTTTTGGGGCGACGCTCAGTTCAACGCCTGTGCTACTATAAAACAACACTACCTAACATTTTAAACTAAAAAAATGGTCACTTATGAAAATAGATAACGTAGTATGTAAAATAAGAGTAGGCGACAAGGTAGAAGTAAGGCCGTTATGGGGGCCAAGTTTAGCGGGCAAGGTTGCCACCGTCACAAAGGTAGAACGGTACATCAACTGCGAATCCGGCTTTATGGTCAGCATTGACATATACGACAGGCCATTGGATGCCAACTGGTTCATCCTCTTGCCAAATAGCGAACAAAGCCCTGAAGTGAGTGACACAACAGACGCTTAATAGTAGTACAAAAGCTGATAACCCAAAATCCTTTCCTTATCGAAAAGAAAAACACCACCCCATTTTTTAAAACAACTAAAACTAAAAATTAGACCCCTTATGAGTCAATCCCCCACCCCAGAACAGACTTTAGGCCAGATCCTATCCTGCCAGACCCAAAACGACCCTCAGAAATGGAAGCGTCCCGCCCTATCGGAAGAAAAGAAAATCTTATCGGATGAGGACATAAGAAACTTTATTATCCGGGTAGAAGACTCCTTAGACCTGCCTTTGGGCATCTTAAGCCAGCCGGGAAAGGGAACCGTCAAAGGTCACCAGATACCAGCGGTCAAGCAGGCCGTAATCTACCACTTAACCCAAACCACCAAAGTCAGCCAAAAGACCTTAGCCCCGTTTTTTGCCTTAAACCAGCAAAACATAGGCTATCATGTTCAGGAGGCTAAGAACCACATAAAAACCAATGATGAAATCTTTTCACAGTATTACTTAATCATTCAAAATTTAGCCGTATGAAAGTTTGCAGTAAGTGTAAAGTTGAGAAGGACGAAATAGAGTTTTATAAAAATAAATCTAAATCGGACGGATTGTCGACGTATTGCAAAAAATGTTCTTGTGGTGCATCGAGTGAATTCCGTAAAAAAAATAGTACATACTGGAATAAATATAAAGAAAAGAGAAAGTTGTGGAAGAAGGATAATCCAGATAGCGTTAAGAAATTTAAGAAGACTTATTATAATAAGCATAAGGATAGTATAATAGAAAAAGCAAAATTGAGATATACAAATAACCATGAAGCAAAAAAGTCGATTTTAGCCACTTCCAAAAAATGTAGAGAAGAATTACGTCCATCATATATAGTATGGCTATTAAAACAACAGGGATTTACAAGAGAGCAAATAGATAAAGAGAGCGGACTTATAAATATAAAAAAGGCAATCATTCAAATTAAACGCTTTACAAAAGATAACAGTAGCTTAAGTAGTTAAAATCAATTGTATGGGTAAAGTATGCGGCAAATGTAATACTTATAAAAACGAAGATGATTTTGGTTATAGAGGCAAGTATCTACATAGTTATTGTAATAGTTGCAAAAAGGAATATACAAAAGAATGGAGAGATCAAAACCAAATTAGGATGAAGAAATATAGAGAGGATAATAAGGGTAAGATAAGTAGTAATTACAAAAAATGGGCTGATTCAAATAAACAAAAAAGGGATGAATATATAAGAAATTGGGTTGAGCAAAACTATACAAATGAACATAAATCTTTTTTTAGAAAAAATTGGGTATCCAATCTTAAAGATGGTTATATAAAAATGATATTAAGACAAAAAGGGTTCACTAAAGAACACATAAAACAAAGCCCAGAATTATTAACAATACAAAAAACAATCCTTCAAATTCAACGTTATGCAAAAAACAACAGTAACAAATCTTGAACAATTAGGAACAGACCTATTAAAAGTTTATGGTGAGCTAAGAGATGGATCTATGGAAATTAAAACAGCCGAAGCTTTAGCAAACGTAGCCGGTAAAGTTATAGGTGCAACCAAAGTAATTGCTGATGTACGATCTTATCAAGGTGCATTAGGAGAAATGCCTTTAGTTGATGACAGTAAAGGGCTAAAAGCGGCTTCCTGATTTGCTGAATAGAATTACTGGAAGTACACGGGAGCGTCGCAACGGATGCTCCATTTTTATTCTTCAGCCGGTTACATAATCTTCTTACCCCTTAACACAATTCCAACACAATTCTAAGGGCGCAGTTATTTCCCTACCCCTGTTACTCTGACTACTTTAGTAGGACAAGCCACCAAAAACCACTTCCTACGAACAAACGAACGCCTTCTCATATAGCAAGCAATCGTAACGCCCAGTGTTTTTACACCGGGCATCCTCATTTTAAATCCCCTATATGCTGGTACTAGATGCCCCCATAGCTGCAAAAGACTACGCCCTGATCGGCAAGCTCCACGTCCGCCAGAACCCGGATGAGGCAAGGCAACTCATTGAGGGCTATAGGCAGGAGCAGTCCAGGGCCTTAGACTCAGACCTTCACAATTTGAACTTTTATTTTTTAAGCTATTGTAAACTAAAGGGCTACCTGGCCACCGACTACATAGGCTCGGTAAAAAAACGGGACAAGACCGAAGCTAGAAAACTATTCATCGCTTCGATGATCCGCATCTTCCACCCACAGCTGTTCACCTATGATGTGAACCTAAAGTCCGGCCTATCGGAATCCCTATGCATCGTGCTTCGGTTAGACTCCGGCGAGATGAGTAAAATCTTAGAAGAAGTTACGGCTTATTACAACCACAACTGGCAGGACTTTTCCCAAAGGGTCAACCAGCTGTCCACCCGGCTCATCAGTTTAAAGGACGGTTACCCGTGCAGCTTATTTGAGGAGGAGGCAGCGTAATGGCAGCAGAACAGGGAAATAAGTACGCCGAAACGATTACTAAGGAAGTGGCCTTGGAGTTGGCACAAAAGGCACTGGCGGCTATAAATGACAATTGCTACTTCCTTTCCGAAGTGGCTGAAAAGTGCGAAACCTACCGCACCAAGTTCAATTACGTGCTGGAAAAGTTCAAGGAAGACGAAGAAGTTTTCGACGCGATAAAAAGGATGTATAACAAATGCGAGGCTATTGTGGTCAAAAAAACGGCTAAAGGTGACATCATACCCTCACTGGGGATCTTCATCTTAAAAGCCTACCACGACCTGATAGAGACCTCCAAAGTAAACCAGGAAGTAACCGGCAAGGATGGCAAGGACCTGTTCCGAAACCTATCGGAAGAAGATATTAACGATAGGATCCAAAAGCTCTTAAACAAATGACCATAAGTGATAAAAGGGAGCTTTTATACCTATTGGAGCAAAAGGCGAAGCTAAGGGCTAAAAAGGATTTGCTGGGGTTTGCCAAGTGGACTATGCCCACCTTTCAGCCCAATTGGTTCCATGAGAAATACTACGAAGTTCTTTCACAGTTTGCAGAGGGGAACATAAAAAAGCTGATGGTCTTTGTGCCACCGCAACACGGCAAATCGGAAGGGTCTACCCGTAGGCTGCCCGCTTACCTGTTAGGACACGACCCGGACAAGAAGATAGCAGTAGTGAGTTATTCGGCACCCAAAGCCCGAAAATTTAACCGGGAAATTCAACGGGTCATAGATACCCCCGAATACCGGGAAGTGTTCCCGAACACCCGCCTAAACGCTTCTAATGTCATTACAGTGGCAGGAAGCTGGCTTAGAAATTCAGACGAATGCGAGATCGTAGGCAGGCGCGGCGGATTTAAGACGGTGGGAGTATGCGGCCCGCTCACAGGGGAGCCGGTAGATGTATTGATTATGGACGACATCTACAAGGATGCCAAGACAGCCTGGAGCGAAACGGTCAGGGACAGCATCCAGGATTGGTATGGTACGGTAGCCGACACCCGCCTTCATAACGATAGCCAACAACTTATCGTCTTTACCCGTTGGCACGAAAACGACCTGGCTGGCTATTTACTCAGAAAGGAAGGGAGGATAGAAGAGGGCGGTGATTGGGCTGTATTTGTGTTCCCTGCCCTTAAGATTGGCCCTCCTAATCAGTATGACCCGAGAGAGGAAGGAACTCCCTTATGGCCGGAGCGCCACGGGCTGGAGAAGCTAATAAAGTCGCGGCAAAGGGATAGCCACATTTTCGAATCGCTGTACCAGCAGAATCCAAAGCCAAAAGAAGGGCTTTTGTATAAAGAGTACAAGCTATACAGAACCCTTCCCGTAGAGGCTGGGACGAAAAAGGCGGTCATTGATACCGCTGATACCGGCGAGGATTACCTGTGTTCTATCGTGTATAGCCCTACCCCCCACGGTTACTATCTTTTGGATGTGTACTATACCGCTCAGGGCATGGAAACCACCGAAGACGCTACGGCAAGGCAGTTGACCAAGTTTTTGGTAGATAGGGTAAAAGTGGAGTCCAATAACGGGGGCCGGGGCTTTGCCCGCAACGTGGAAAAGAAGTGCCGGGAGCTACACAACCGAAAAACCGCCTTTTCGTGGTTCCATCAGACCCACAATAAGGAGGTTCGGATATTCACAAAGGCCGCTGAAGTGCAGAATATGATCTACTACCCCGAAGGATGGGATTTGATGTGGCCGGAGTTCTATAGTGCCGTGACGGGGTATATGGCGACAGGAAAGAACAAGCACGACGACGCCCCCGATGCCCTGACCATGATCGTGGAAGAAGAAACAATATCTAAACAACCTAAAAAGAATCTTTCAAACATAGCCCCATAATGAAAACAGAACGGTTAAACGAATTATTGCAAGGCAACCCCAATGAGCTAAAGCAGGTCTTTGAAAAAGAGGTCGGCGATAAGGACAAAAACCTTGCAACCTATCAAAAGCAGTACGATGTTACCCAGCACGACATCTTTGACCCGGTAAAGCGAAAAAATAAGCCCATCAAAGACGATAACGGCAATATCGTAGACTATAAAGAAGTGGCCCGCATCGGGGTACCCATGCAAAAGATCATCACCCAAACAGCGGCGGCCTTCCTCTGCGGCAATCCCATTAAGTTGGTTGCTAACGCAGAAGAGGACACCGTGGGAAAAACACTCTTAGAGGGCATAGAAAAAGTATGGGACGACAATAAACTGGATTATAAGAGCATGGACCTCTCGGAAAAGATGATGAGTGAAACTGAAGTTGCGGAACTGTGGTACACCGAAGAGTTGGAAGACCCTACGGAGTATTGGGGGGACACTAAAATTAACGGCAAGTTCCGCCTTCGCATGAAGATGCTAGCCCCTTCGCTGGGGGATTCGCTCTTACCCGTCTTTGATCCTACCGGCAACCTAATCGCCTTTGGCCGGGGCTATACCCTAAAAAATGAAGGGGCGCAGGAGGAGCATTTTGATGTCTATACCGACAAATTCTTTTACCACGGCGTAAGGACTAAAGACGGCTGGCTTCTGGACGTGCCCGTTCAAAACGTAGTGGGCAAGATTCCTGTGGTGTACTACTCCCAACCCACCCCGGAATGGGCCGACGTGCAAGCCGCCATTGACCGTATTGAAATGGTCTTGTCCCGCCATGCCGATACCAACGATTACTCGGGGGCGCCGATCCTCTTTACCAAAGGGCAGATTCTATCGCTGCCCGAAAAAGAGCAGGACGGTAAAGCCATCCAGGCCGAAGAAAACGCCGACGCCAAGTTCCTTTCCTGGGACCACGCCCCCGAATCCATTAAGCTGGAAATTGAACAACTCTTTAAGGTGATCTATGCCTGCACCTTTACACCGGACATCTCCTTTGACGCCCTAAAAGGGGTGGGGCAGACCTCCGGCTTTGCAATGGAATGTATGTTCATGGGAGCGCACCTGAAAGCCGCCAAAAAAGCGGGCATCTTTGGTGAAGGGGTGCAGCGCAGGATCAACTACTTAAAAGCGGCGCTGTCCACCATTGACCTAACGCTTAAAAAAGGAATTAGCTTAAAGATCAAGCCGCAGTTTGAGTTTTTCCTGCCCAAAGACATGGAGGGGTTGGTGAACACGCTGACCACGGCGGTCAGTGGAGGCATCATGTCCAAAGACACGGGGGTGCGCCAGCTGGGGATTGCAGAAGACGTTCAGGCCGAGCTAGCACAGATTGAACAGGAAGCTAATAGCGCCGGGGCCTTAAACCAAATCATGAATCAAAACCAACTCTAAATATGGGTAAGAAAGCCAAACTAAAAAAGATAAGAAAAATAGCCGCTCAAATGCCCAGGGTCATGGTAGGCCATGTTCAGGGCGAACGGGTAAGCGGGGCCGAACTCTTTAAGTCAGGCGTGGAAGAAGTGGAAGGAAGTCCGGTTGATGTTGATGCGACCTACAAAAAGAAAAACGTGGTTGCTGTGCCCCTGAATCATAACCGCAAAATGAAGCAGATGTACAATAAGCAGGGAGTTAAGGGGGTGAGCGCCTACATACAGGCCGTTAACCGTTATATGATGGCTCAAAAGTTGGCAGAGAAGGCAAAGCAAAAAGAGCAGGAAAAGCTGGAAGGAGTAATGAGCGATGGGGCACATGAAAATGATTATTGTGCAGAACCGGTTTTGGAAACAAAAGGTGAAGTACTCTTAAAAGAACAGGGCGGCGATAAATTTTAAAATCATGTTCACCTGTATAATCCTGTTTTTGATCGTTGGCCTTGTGTTAAGGATATATGAAGGAAGAAAAGCCCCATACTGACCCTGATGAGCAGATCGAGGAAGCCCTAAAAAAGCTCTCCTATGAGAGTTTGAAGGCATGGAATGAGCAATTACAAAAACAAAAAGACGAGAGCAACCCGCTTCGTAGCGGCATGGATGAAAAAACCGAAGGCATACCGTAAACAATACTTATAATGCAACATATAGAAAAGCAAAAAATCTGCTTTGAATATTTAGAAAGTGGGGATAAGTGCTTAGATGCCTTATTTTTTATTAAAATGATGTTTGAGATTCAAATGATTACACCGGCCCAAAAACAATTGGTTTTAAATTATTTATTAAGTGAATCTATGATATCTGACAGAGAAGTGGAAACCTCAAATAAACGAAGGTCGTATGAGTTACCAAAACCTTAAAAAGAAGCTGCTGTTTTATAGCCTGTGGTGGTGCGAGATGAGCGCAGAGGAAAGGAAGGGATTTACCGGAAAGTGGGTACGGGAGCGTATTGAAATATTCGACGGCATCCTTAAAGAGATTGAAAAGCATATTGAGCAGTTTCAAAGATTAATAAAAAGAGCATAAATGAAACTTATACAGATGCGCCATTTGTATTTCATGTCTTGTAGTTGGTATCCCTCCCCAATTAACTTGCCTTATTGGATGGAGTGTAGAAATGCTAATGACGAGATAGTGGCATACGTAAGAATTAAGAGCTTTAAACGCATTTTGGGCCGAATAGAATTACCCAAAGCCGAAGAGTGCGACGCAAGTAAAGCCAAATAGTAGTAAAACAGCTAAGTTCCTAATTCATGCCCAACTTGGAAGACCTCTTTAAAGACTTTGAAGCCCGTAACCTTCGCATCATCGCCCGCAATGCACAAAAGATCCGGGCCTTGTACCAGGGCGCTATCATTGAAATCTCTTTGGTCGGTGCGACCATCAAGCTAAAAGAAGGGGTGTTTAAGCTTTCTAAATACCCTGCGCTGCAAAAGGTAGTGGAACGGGAGCTAAAAAAGCTACACGGATCGATTTATGCCACCCTTGTCAACTCCATAAAAGAAAGCTGGGACCTCGCCAATCAAAAAAACAACCTCTTTGTCGACCGACGATTGGCAGGCAGGAAACCCACCCGTAAAGGACGGCAAATATTGTACGACCCCAACAGGGGCGCCTTAGAGCAGTTTTTAAACCGTAAGGAAAAGGGGTTAAACCTCTCCAAAAGGGTCTGGAATACGCTGGAGCCTTTTAAAACCCAACTGGAAACAGGGCTTGCGGTGGGTATATCGGAAGGTAAGAGTGCCGCAGAAATGGCTAAGCAACTCAAAAGTTTTTTAAACGAACCTGACCAATTATTTCGCAGAGTACGGCAAATAAAAGGTGATCCAAACAGTAAGTTGGTATTAAGCAAGGCGGCACAGGAATTCCATCCGGGCCGGGGCGTTTATCGTTCCTCCTACCAAAACGCCCTTAGATTGACCGCAACGGAAACAAACATAGCCTACCGAAGTGCAGATCATGAACGCTGGAAGAACCTTGCCTTCGTTATCGGTATTGAAGTAAAGACCTCCAACAACCACCCCGAATACGATCAGTGTGATCAGTTAAAGGGTGTATATCCCAAAGACTTTAAGTTCACCGGTTGGCACCCAAAATGCCTGTGTTTTTCAGTTCCTAAGCAGATGACGGATGAACAGTTTGATCAGTACCAAGAAGCTATACTAAATGGAGAACAACTGCCACAGGTGCAGGGGATAGGAAAAATGCCGGAATCCTTCATGGGTTACGTCAAGGAAAATAAGAAGCGCATAGAGGGCTGGAAATCGACCCCGTATTGGTATTCAGACAACAAACATTTATTAAAATAAATAAGCCCTGAAAGTAGGAAAACTACAGGGCTTATTCGTACATTAGCATTTCACCAAAAAACACTAATTACGATGTCAAATCTAACACTTTTAGAAGTGAAAGAAGCCAAAAAAGTCTTACGTAGCGAAGTATCAGGCGCTATTACAAAATTCATAGATCAAACAGGAATTATCCCTACTTTAGAAGTTAAGGTGATAACATTTGATACTCTTATGTCTGATAAACCTGTAGTTGGCTCTGTTGAAGTAAATGTAAACGCCTCTATATGACTACAACCCAACCCACCATCAAGGCAGAGGAATTAAGAATCGGAAATTGGGTATTGATGCAAAACCAATTGGAAGACTATTGGCCTATGCCTATTGAAGATGGGTGCGAAATATCAGGTGCTGAAAAATATAAACCCATTCCCTTAACCCCTGAGATACTTGAAAAGTATGGGTTTGAAATGACGAATAGCAAAAACTATTTGTCGCTTCCTAATCAAAGTCATTTGTACGAATTGAGTATAGATGAAAATAATCTTGGCATACATTATCAGATGGTAACTAAAAGAAATGTAGAGCCAAGAACGGTTATAGGCAATCGTCTGCAATACCTCCATCAACTCCAAAACCTCTACTTCGCCCTCACTGGCGAAGAACTACAAATCAACTTATAAGACTATGAATGAGTAAAGCACGTTATAAGCCTACTATCATTTATTTAAGTTGTTGTAACAAAGGACTAGTAAAGTCATATAATTTTTTGAACAGACTTATAAAACCAAAGCGTAAAATTAACTATAGGATATTTTGTTAATCCACCATATCCGTATAGATCCATCCGGACACGCCTTCTGCTTTTTCAAACTTCACGTACCGCTTTCTTTTTCTTTCTAAATCCATAAACGGCACCAACACCACGCTTTTATCCGGTTGCAGGTAGAGGGGGATATAGAAACGAGCCTTTTCCGCCAGTTCCATCCCGGTAATATCACCGTAATAATGAAGCATACCCTAAATATAGCAAGCAGCGGGGTTACACCCCTGTAGAAGTTGTGTTAAGATCCCGTTGTAAGATTTCATCCCGAATTTTTGCAGCCTCTTCGTAGTATTCGTTTTCAATAGCTTCCTGTAAAAGATGTTTCAGCAACAACGTAGGAATATCCGATGGCTTAGGGGTATAATCTAATGAACTCGGCCAGGTATAAACCTGTGCATCCACCCTCGTACCGGGGCATACGTCCAATTTTTTAGAGAATGGATAGTCCAATACCTGAAGGAAGTGGGGTAGCGGATAAATGATGTCTTCCACGCCAATCATAGAACAATCCGCAATGCCTACGGCTTCATATTCCAATACTTTATAGCCTAAAGACTGCATGACGTTTTGAGGATGGCCCGTGTAGCCTTCCCTGTGGGCTCCGATCCAATCGTAGCGAAGAACTTTCATGGCTCTAAACTACCACTAAAAACAGGCATTTCAAAGCATTTATTCAACTTCCCTCTAAGTTGCCTTTACTGATTTTATCCTCCATGAACTCCCTTCTAATTTACACTTCAAATCAAAAAGTTCTTTTCAATTCTATGGTAGACAAAATCAAAGCACAACTAAAGGCGAAGCTACAGACTTTAGGTGTGAAGAACCTCTCCCAGGCAAGGATAGACGCGATAGCGGATAAACTTAGCTCAAAGATTACAGAGGAATCCCAAATCGACGACAAGCTGGACGAACTAAACGACATCATGCCCTTTGCGGATATTGCCCGCAATGATGACAGGCTCAGGACTTTGGAAGCAAAGACTGGGAAGCCGCAAGCCCAGCCCAAAAACGAGCCTACGGACGACGATCCCATGAAGGTACTCCTAGCGCAGATGCAGCAGCTAACGGAAAAAGTTTCCTCCTTTGAAAAAGAGAAAACCCAGGCTCACCTGCAAAAGAAGCTCCAGGAAAAGATGGCCGAAAAGAAAATTCCCGCCATCCTCTTAAAAGGTAGATCGGTGGAATCGGAAGACCAGTTAGACCAGGTGCTTTCGGAGATCGAAGCCGACCACACCGCCTACAAACAGGAACTCGTCAACCAGGGATTTTCCCAAACCTCTGCTCCCGTGGGTGGGGTCAGTACGATTAAGTCGGAAAGCATCGACCAGGACATCAAAGCCTGGGCTGGAAAGGACAAAAAGTAAATCACCTAAAAAAAATAACTAACAATGGGTTTAATTCCAGTAAAAACAACCGCCTCTAATGGCGTGGTGGTTTTTCAAAGGATCGATACTGTCCTTCAGGGCGGGGCGTCTTTGGATGCTACCGGCCTTACGGCAGGCGACACGCTGGCCGCCGGCACCGCCATCATCGTAGATGAAGCGACCCGCAAGGCGACCGTAGTGGACGCTGATACAGACACTCCGACCGGCCTATTAGCCTCGGATGTCACAATTGCGGATGACGCCGAAGTGGTCGTAGTGTTGGAGGGTGTGGTCTACAAACGCCGCATTTCTCACGCCGCCTCCAAGACCGCAGCCATCATCGCCAAATTACCTCGAATCACATTCTCTAACTCATTCTAAACAGGACTATAAACAATGGCACAAATTAAATCTGTATTTGGTGGCTACAGCGATAAGCTGCAAACCATCGTGGATAACAGCCTGGACAAATTTGCTCCTGTTTGGTATCCCAAGTATTTCACCTTCGGCACCCCTCAGCTCAATCTTACCTATGTAAGTGTGCTGGGCGCTTCCCGGATTGAAGCCGCCGCCTCTATTATCGCCCGTGGCAGCGCAGCCCCGCTTCGCAGTAGGGCCACTTTAGACAAGCTCTCCGGGGAAATCCCCGCGATCGCCGAGAAGTTCAAGATGGACGAAAACGACTACCGCAACTTCTACGCCATCCAGCAACTGCCCTTGGACGAAGCCGCCAAAAAGCAACAACTCTTAGACCTCTTATTTGGGGACGTGCAAAAGGCCGGTAACTCGGTGCATAAAAAACTGGATCAACTGGCCCTGCAGGCCGTTTCCACCGGGCAGATCACCATTGATGTCAACACGAACCCCGATGGTTACGTTTCCAGCGTAGCGGTTGACTTAGGGATGCCTTCCGGCAATAAGTCTAACGCCGCCGTCAATTGGGCTACTTCTGCCACCGCCACCCCGATTACGGACATTCAAACCGTAGTGGAAGCCGCAGAAGCCGTAGGCCTGTCCTTCGCTGAAATTTTGATGTCGAGGGCCGTATGGCTGAAGTTCGCCGCCTGTAAGCAGGTGACCGATTCATTAACCGCCTACAACCAGCTTCAAAAAGGCGCTGCCGTAGCCACGCTGCAAAGGGTCAACGACTATTTGCAGGCGATGCAACTGCCCCCCATCACGATTGTAAACGAGCAGGTGGGCGTGGAAAAAGATGGGGTGACCACCGCTACCAAGCCGTTCTCTCAGACCAACGCGGTCTTTGTTCCGGCAGGCCCGCTGGGTAAGATCCACAACGCCCTGGCGCAGGAGCAATTAACCCCCGTAGCGAATGTTAGCTATGCTACGTTCAATCGGGCACTGATCTCTAAATGGAGCCAAAATGAACCGTTTGGCGAGTACACCAAGGCTGAATTCAACGCCTTCCCAGGCTTTGAAGCCATCAACCAGGTCTACTTGTTAAGCACCACTTTGGCGTACTAATAAACGAGTTCTTTGATGACCAACAAAGAAGCCCTTTTAGCAGTTTTGCAGGATGTTACCGTACCTGATTTGACAGCAGATAAAGTCCTACTTGATGCTAATATAACAGGAACGGACATCTACGTCTCAGGCAGTGCAAAGCAGATAGACCTATGCGCTATTGAACTCTTATATGGCTTGTACACAAGTCCTGATGTAGGTGAAGGCGGTTACTCCGTAAGTCACCCCGACTTCCTGCGCAAGATCGAAAAAA